CAGGGTCAGGGGTTCGCAGAAGAACCTGCCCTTTCTGTTCTTCACCGCCTCGCAGATGATGGTCTTCTCAGGTGAGTAGATGTCGTCGGTCTGCTGCGGGGTGATGATGACCACCGTGTGTGCGTCGTGCCCTATCTGACCGGAGTGCTTCAGGTGGTCCAGACCCTTGCGGCTATTGCCCTGATCGCGGGCCAGCACCGACAGGGCTATGGTAGCCACGCCCGTTGCCTTGGTGATCGCTGTGATGGTCTCGCTGGCGCTGGATACTTCGTCCATCTTGCTCCTTACGGTCTTGTCCTTGGAGCGGATGCGCTGGATGTAGTCGATGAACACCACCTGACACCCGTGCTTGGTGACCAGTTCGTTGTAGATGCCGTGCAGTTCCTCTGCCCCAACGAATGCCGGGTCGATGACGTGGATGCGCGAGTACAGGTCTGCGTTCTTCTTGATGCTGTTGCGGATGGCCGACCGTTCGCTTTCGTTGTACACCCCGTCCTCGATGCGCGAGTGGTCAACCCCCGCCTCCACGGCAGCGGCCCGGTAGGTCAGTTCGTCCGTGGTCATCTCGATGGAGATAACACCAACGTGCGTGTCCTGACGGGCAACGGACAGCATCATGTTCACAAGCAGCGCGGTCTTCCCACTCCCTGAATCCCCGCCTATGACCGTGTATGACCCCTTGCGTATCTTCCAGAACTCGTCCAGCTTGCCCAAGCCCGGGGTCCACACCCTCTCAGGTTCGGTGCGCTGCAATGCCCTTGAGAGCGCATCGCCAAGGGACTCGGTCTTGCGCGTGGATGTGGAATGGTGCCCAAGGACGAAGTCGTTGATCTTGGTCATCGCCCCGGTCATCCCGTTCTTCATCGCGTCTGCCGTCTGCAAGTAGTCCACCAAGTTCCCAAGGCGGTTCTGGCTCTGTATCTTGCCCAGACCCTGCGCCAAGTAGGTGAGGTTCTCGGGCGGTGGCATGGCGTCAATGGATGCCATGACATCCCCCGCCTCCTGTTGGGACATCGTGGCTGCGGCCACCAAGTCCATCACCAGCAGTTCGGGCGTGATCGCAGCGCCAGCGAAGTGCATGCGCTGGAACGACCTGAACACCTCGTGAAGGTCCTGTGACGTGAAGTGGTGTGCCGATACCAGTGAGATGAGTGTCCGCGCCTGCTCCTTGCTGAACATCGCCTTTAGTGCCGCGAGTTCGTAGGGTCGTGCGTCAATTTTCATTTGGTGTGAATTGCAGTTCGGGTTCGTTGTAACTGTACTCCTTTGGGTCCACTGGGAACCTCCACTGTTTGGCCATCGTGGTCTCCAGTGCTATGTAGCAGCGTTGGCCGCTGGTAAAGTACCGGCCCAGTAGGTTGATGGCCCTCTGCTCGGTGCTGTTGTTCTTGTACCTATGTCCAAATGTGGAGGACTTGTACGTCTTGAACTCCTCCCACATTGCCATGACCTTTGGCCCCGCCCAGTTGGGCCACTCGATCGGGATGGTCTCCTTTGGTTTTGCTTTCGGTTTGCTTTCGATTTGCTTTATTTGCTTTTTTGGCCTGCCCCCTTTCTTCCCCGCTTCGCTACGGATCATGGAGATGTGCTTGGACTGGTCAAGCATGAGTACAAGGTGGTCTGGTATGGCGTCACCGCCCGGTCCAGCAATGATCAGACGGACGAGTACGCCAAGGTCGTGCGGGGAAAGGTGTGCGGTCTGCACGTAGAACTTGGCATCCAGCTTCATGGCTCATTGTTAAAGGGTTCCGTTGCTCTTCGCTATGCGGATAGCCCTGAGCTCCTCCTTGGTGTAGTTGACCGGCACGATGTAGTCATCGCTCTCCTTCTCCACCAAGACCTTTGGGCGCGGCTTCTGCATATGCTTGCGCGTCTCAGCTAACCGTGGGCACAGTTCGATACTGATGTCAATGCCGAGGTTCTTGCACGTCTGCTCATACACCGCCGATGTTGTCGGGTCGGTCTTCACCTTGTCGGGGTAGGTGCGGGCGTAGAAGGTAACCATGGAGTGGTCGCGCTTGATCCTATCTCCTGCCGCGCAAACGGGCCATAGCATGATGCGCCGAAGGATGTAGCCAACGGTGCTGCGGGCGATGACGATGGGGTACAGTCGGCTCTTGCTGTAGAACACCTCCTCGCTGTATTCTATCCCGCAACTCAGGGCTGCGTCAGCCACGGCCCTGTAAACCGTTTCGTATGTCATCCGTTTCTCCATTGCTTGAACGCTTCAGCGTAAGACCTCGTGTCTGTTGGGTTCCACCCATCTGGGGTGGTCGTCTTGACCTTGATGGCTGGCTTGGGTATCCTCTCGCCAACCTTGATGCGTGTGAGTACTACTGCGTGTCTCATGTGTGTAGGTGTGACTCTCGTTGTTCTTGTTCCAACATCTTGATCCTCATCGACATGGCCACAAGGACATCCTTGGCCGCGTCGATGCGATTCTTTAGGGCAGAGTATTCGACCTTGGCGTCGATGGAGTTGAGGCGGAGTTGATGTGTGTCATCCTCGCTCTCAACCTCATCAGAGGCGCGGGCGGTGGACATCTTGCCGTCCCTCGCCTGACGCGATAGCCTGCCCTTGAGTGTGTGTAGTTCGTATACTTCCTTGGCCAGCAGCATTTTCTTTTCTGCTAACGTAAGGTACGTACTCAGCGTGTACTTTATCGCACTGATCTTGGTCTGTAACTGGACAAGTTCGCCGGGAGGAATGTCCCGGCGAGTCTCTGCTATCAGCTTGTCCAGTTCTCGGCGTATGCTCAGGCTTTTCTCCATACCCGCACCATGTCACCCTCCTCGTAGAACGCCAGCTTGAAGTCGGGGCATAGTTCGCCCTTGGCCCGCGAGACAACGGACTTGGTGCTGCCCGCTGTGGAGAGGACCTTGACGGTGAAGGAGTCTCCAACATTAAGGCTTGGGAGGAAGTCCCACTTCGTGGGGCGCTTCTTTCGTTGTGGCAGGGGGATGTTCTTTTCGATGTTCATTGTTGCTTTGTTTTGGTGCAGACGATGGTATCGCTGCCGGGTAAGTAAACTGCTGCTTGAATTACTTGGCCATCCGGGTCGGCAATTCCGCCACCTGTTCGGTATGCGGTCTGCGCCAACTCTTCGACCATCTTGATCTTCTTGGAGAGCTCGTTGTGGATCTCTACGGACTTGTAGTTCCATCGGCCTCCGGAGCCCTTGGTGGAAAGGTGGAGGCCGAAGTAACTGACCCCCTCCTTTCCATGCTTGGCAACCTCTGCAATGGCTGACTCTTTGATCATGGCCATGCAGTCGTCAACTGTCTTGCTGATGCCGTAGAGCAGGGCGTAGGTTTCAGCGGGGTTCGCCGTCCCGTTCTCCACGCTCAGGGCTATCTCTTGTATCGCTTGCTTGATGTTCATCGCTTGTTCGTTTGATGGTGATGGTGAGCGTTTCCCCTTCCAGATGGAAACCCACAGACCCGGGGTCGGCGAAGCGGACGGTGTATCCGCCACGCCAATCGACTACCTGTACAACTCTGACCTTATTCAGCATCAGAAAGGCTTGTCAGAGGCAATGAATGCCAGATACTCTTCATGCGCTTGGCGGCTATCTGATCGTTATGGTTCCACTACTGGCATCGATGGCAGAACAGAATCCACGGATGACCAATCTGGGCTGGTCCTTGCGGTGGTGCGTCTCTGACGGAACAAGGCACCTCACGTCCTTGCATGGATGGCACTGGCCCTTGTAGTGGACCGTCATACCGCCAGTGGTTCGGCGGTAGTGGTAGAAGAAGCGGTGTTTCTTCATTCTAATCAGAACGCGTACCATTTTAGAAGGGAAGCCCATCATCATCCTCGTCCGACACTACGACAGGCTCGTCCTTGCCACCCTCGATGGCGGTGTCGGCTGCTTGCAGCTTGCTGGCGATGGATTGCATCACCTTGAGCAGGTACTGGTCGCGGTCTTCAAAGTCCCACACGTCCTTGCCATTGACGCGCACCTTGCGGCCCTGCGGCAGGTCACCGGGGCTGTCCTTTGTCCACTTCGGCTGCACCTTGTCGCTGCCCTGCATCAGGTTCATGCCCACCACCCGGCGTCCTTCCTTGTCGGTGAAGTCGTATGGCAGAAGGCGAACGCTCTTGCTCAGGTCGAGGTTGGGCAGCCGCAGCATGAACGAGGACCAGTATCGGTTCCCTTCGTTCAGGTCGATCTGGTAGACCTCGCCCCCGTCCTTGAGCCTGATTGCGAGTGAGTTCATAACCTCCCCCTTGTACTCGCGCTCCTTGCGGAACATCGAGATGACCACTCCCTCTACGAACTTGTCCCTGCGCTCCCATACCGTGCGCCCATTGGGGTGTTCGTCGCTGGGCTTGGTGGTGCGGCTGATAGCCCCCTCCTTGCCCTCTTCTACTTGTTCCACGACCATTCCATCGGCGATACGCAGGTAGATTGCGCTGCCACCCTTATTATCAGTTCCTCGTGCCATCGTCTTCGTTGTTATCAGTTGTTTCGTACCAGTGTTCAAATTCGGGGAACAGGTCGTTGTTCTGCTTGCAGATCTTGAACGCCTTGTCTTCGTTGCCTACGATGACGCCCTCCCCTTGAGCGTCAGGCTTGCGCTTGTTGCGCCACATCAGTCTGTACTTCATCCAGTTTTTGTTTTGCTTTTTCCATTCGCTCGATCAGATGCTCATCACCCGGGTACACCTTGCGACAGAGGATGCGTCTGCACTTCGGTGCGTATGTCTTGAGTGATGGCATCACGGTGGCAAGAGCAGCGAACGGCTGAGGCTCTATACCACTGCGTATATTGTTTACTCGGTCAACGAGTTCGGGTCGGTAGTTCTTTGGCATCGGGCCAAAGGTACAACAAGTTCGCACTTATTTTCAGTATTGGTTTTTTTAGCCACATCAGCAACAGCCAATATGGGTTAAGGTTAACCATGCACAGGACAATGGCGCTAATGATAATAAGCGCGTCAGCCGCTTCAAGCATCCTGACCATTATCTTCACGTTCATCCGAACCGTGAGATGAGCGCCCCGTTGGAATCCCTGACGATGCACTGTTTGGAGCTCATCATGTATTCCCTACGTGCGAGGTCTGCTGCATCTGCGAGGCGAAAGAACGAGCGTGGGAGCGTGTTGGTTGCGCCATCGCTCTCGACAATGGTGACGTGGAAGGTCACCTGTTCGTCATCGGTAGGCTTTCTTGCCATTGTGTTGGGTTTATCCGACCAATCTACGAACTCATCTTCCATGTTGCGGAAGAGTTCCTCGTAGTGGTCGTTGTATGCGTTGCTGTTCTTCGTGTAGCCCATGTCTTTTTTGGTTAGTTGACACACCCAGCCCTATGCCCATGTATTAGGGGAGCCTGCTAAGAGCACACTTCATCCGTTAGGATTGCAGGTGGGAGAACCACCATCCATCCGAGAGACCGCATCGCCCTTGATGCCTGACCAACGTGCTGTGAACTCTCACGAGCATGGGCACCCTGTTGTCGGCTGGTAGGACAGCGCAGGGGTTTGTGACGTTGGACGCTCCGATGTGCTGACCTTTTGTCTCACCCTTGCGGGCGCGGTGGTCAGGAGAACCGCTATGTCAAAAAGAACGAAGCCGGGGAGTTGATTGCAGCAACTCTACCCGGCTTCTGTATCAGTGTGTGTCTCACACTGGAAAAGCTTTAGTAAGAGTCAGTGCTGCAATCACCGACCCTGCAAACATAGTAACAGTTGTCTCCCAGCGCAACACCATCTTGAAAACTTTTGCTTACAGGTCCAGCAGTCTCTTGATGGCGTTGCGAAGGCATTGGAGTAGGCGGGCCATGTTTACTCGGTGTGGATGGCGATGAGGTTGGCCGCGAGTTGCAGCGCCTCCTCCTTGGTCAGGTAGGTACGCATGATCGACCCGACGCGGAGGAGTTGGATGCTGTTGTTGGTGACTTCAATTTCGGTCGCCCCAATGAAGTCGTATTGAGCTGGCGTGGTCTTCATCCTGATGTGGTCCTTGCTGCTGACCACGGTTTCTGCCCGTGCAGCCTTTGCCTGAATCACGGCCTCGCGGATGCTGTTGATGGTGTCGTCGTTCATGGTTGTTTGGGTGTTTAAGGTTGTGTTCAGGCTTTGAGGGTGTCCAGCAAATCACGGCCTTCGCCAACAATGTCGGCGAACTGTTCAGCCAACGTCGATGCACTGTACGGCTGATCGTTATCGGCTGCGTTGATGATGTCGTGAAGGGCATCGGTGGCTTCTTTCAGCGCCCCCATCAGTGCATCGTAGTTGTTCCATCGGCGGGCAATCTCTTGTAGCACCTCCTTGGTCTGCCAATCGTTCTGCCCCAGTTCGCTCACCACCTCGACCTTGTGGCCGAACTCCCCGCCAAGGAAGGTGTACGCAGTGAGCGGTGCAATGATCTCATCTTCCCACTTAGAGGCTTCTGCTACCTCTACGGTATCGAATTTCAGGTCGTTCATGGTTGTTTGGGTGTTAGATGCGTCCTTGTTTCTCCAACTCACCGATGGTGGTGGGCTGGCGGTCCTCCAGTGCCTTGATGGCAGCTACGAGGCTCTTGTGTGTTGGTGACTCGGCGTATGACCCCTTGGTCCATAGGCTGTCAATCATTGAGTCAGAGTGTTGCAGCAGGGCGATGATCATTTGGTCGTTCATGGTTTGGTGTTGTTGGTGTTGTAACGGATAATGGAGAGGAACAGGATGGCAGCGGCCATCGTTACGGCGTAACCGATGAAGATGATGTTCATGGCTTGGTTGCTTTGTCGATGGCTGCGCGCACCATGTGCATGGCATACGCTGTTACGCGCATATCGCTGCTGCCTTGGTGCTTAATCGCGCCCTCCACGATTTCTTCCAGCGCCTCCAGCAACTCCGGGGCGGCAGCGATGAGGCGGGCGTTGGCTTCGGCATCTTCGCCGAATGTTTCGCAAACGTCATTGTCCATTGCATCGTGGACGCCGTGTTGACCGTGCCATGCAATATACTTCCAAGGTCCGGGTGTGTGCTTCGTGTTCATGGTGTTGGTGTTATCAGCCAAACCGCTTTAGTTGGCTCAACAGGTATTCGATAGTCTCGTTCTTTGGCAGCGATTTATCGTCGATGCAGCGTTCGATTTCTCTCAATGTCAATCGAAGCGTATCCAGCAACTCCGGGGCGGCAGCATACAGCATCGCCTCATCACGTTCGGGGGCAAGGTGCGGGCTACCATCGGTTGGGTCGAGCGGTGTGCCATCTTCGATGAGAAGGTGGTAGGCGCCGATGCTGCCACGCACAAGTTCATCGCCAAGGACGTCAAGGATTCGGCTGGTGTTGGCTTCGTCGAGTTTGATTATCAGAGTGCTCATGGTTGTTTGGGTGTTATGCCCCCGGCCTATGTTGGCCGGGGGCGGTGTCCGAATGTGTCCGAATGTGCCTGAATCAGGCGAACGTGTACTGCTTAGCGGTGTTCTTCTCGATCCACGCCATCACTTCGTCGAAGGCGATGAGGTTGAGGTCATACCCTGCGCCATCCATCACATACTGCTCCTTGCTGGACGCGGGGGCTGCAACGTGGTTGGTGTAGCGGGTGATGCCATTGAAGAAGCCCCACAGCGTCACCCCTTGGTCATGCAGCTCCCTCTCGATACTGTTGTTGAGCGAGATGAGTTGGTTCTTGCGCTTGGCGGACACTTCGTCCTTGGGGTCGAGGCCGAAACCCTTCTTGAAGATGCCGTTGAGCATGATACGTGCAACGTCCTCGGTCAGCTTCACATCGGCCATGCGGCTGAAGTTGTCCATCAGCCTTTGGTCACCGTTGATGGTCTGCTGGATGGCCCTGACCGCCTGTCGGATGCGCTCTGCTGCGCTCTCGGTGTGTCGGTACTTGGTCATCGCCCCGTCCTTGTAGGCCATGTGGAACGTGTTGATGCACACGGTGTTGATGTTGGTGGAGCCGAACCCGATGGCCGTGCTGCCGTTGTGGCTGTTGAGGCAGGTGATGAAACGCTTGAGCGGGGAGCGACCGATGATAATGTCAGGCAACGATGCTTGCATATACACCTTGCCACCTGCGTCAAACATCCCGCCCTTGCTCGCCTCAATCCCAATTTCAGAACAGGCGTCGATGATGGTCTCGGCCATCTCGTAGTTTTGGTATGGGACGTAGCGGGTGCCGACCGTGCCAAGGTGGGCGCTGCTGTCGTTGCGGAAGATGCCGTAGCTGTTGGTCTTCTGACCATCGGGGCCGTACAGGGGCAGCTTGTTGACCGTCCAGTTAAGGCCGGTCTTTTCGAGAAGGTCGAAGGTCTGTTCTTGAGTGCTCATAGTACTACAGGTGTTGGTTTATTTGAGCGTTGAGGATGCGCTCCCCCCGTTGAATGAGTTGCAAAGGTAAATGAAAGAAGTGAATCCCGCAAGCAAAAGTTACGAACAATCAGCGATGCCTCTTGCTCATAATGCGCTTGGCCTTGCGACATGATGTGAACTTCTTCTTCTTCTTGCTGACGCCGTAGGTATGGCGGCGCTTACCGGGGTCGGACTCGGCGTGGATGTCGGGTGCGCTGATGAGCAGGGCGAGGGCGAGGAACAGGTACTTCATGGTGTTTGGGTTGTTTGGTTGTTATTGTAGCAGGAGGCTGATGGTTATCTTGCAGATGCCGTATGCCACCATGATGGCGGCGAGGGTGAACCCGATGTTGATCAGGCAGCGTTCGTGTTTCATGGGCTGGTGGTCACTCTTTGCCTTGTGGGGCGAGGTCAGGGTGTAGTTCGTACAGCCGCTGGATTTCGAGGTTGTTCAGCACGTTGTCGCGGATGGCGATGCGTGCCTCATTCTCGCTCAGGTCATCGATGGCGATGGACTCGTAGCTGTAGCCATCGTGGTAGTATGACATCTCGCCCAGCTCCATGACGACATCCCACTCGATGGTGTTCCGCTCTTCGTCGCAGCTTATCATCTGCTGCACTGCTGTCCCCCACTCGTTGTAGGTGTGGTTGTCGCTCTCTTTGTAGCAGTCATCGAGCAGGGCCTTGCTCTCTTGCTCACGGGGGCCGTACGATGCCCTGATGGCGATCTTGGTGCGGCCACGGAACAGGCCGCTGCCTTGTGCTTGGTAGCCGTTGGTGCTGCCGAAGAGGATGTAGGTGGTGTTCTTCATTGTTGTTGGTTTAGTGTTGTTCTAAAATCATGTACTCCGTGGCAAGCGAAGGCTTTCCGCTGAAGGTGGTCCCGACTTGCACGGGTGTAGCCACATACCTACAGTTGTGCTTGTCGCAGATGATCTTGATTGCTTCTGCCGTCTCGGCAGAGCCGTAGTTCGTTGTCGTAATCGTTGGATAGCAGGGGGTGCCAGCTACGTTGCGCGTTTGCCGCACGGTCCAATGGTGTACGTTGGGGTTAACGGTTGCGGCGATCTCCAAGGCTGCTTGCATTGTTTTTGTTGCGTGTTCCATGATGTTTGGGGTTTAGAGTTGTTCGTAGTCGGTAACGATGGCGCAGAGTTCGTCGTATTGGTCTTCTGTCAACTTGCGCTTGTCTTTGTTCTGCAATTCGCACAGGATGGTCTGCACACGCTCAAGCAGCTCACCCATCACTTGTGCCTGAATTGCACGCCGGGTCGATAGCTTGGACATGACTATCTCTTGGCGCACTTTGGCAATGTCATCGATGGATGCATACTTGCCGTGTTCAGCTACGCTCTTGGCAATTATGCTGACATCCAATACACCATCGACGATGTCTTGTAGACGCTTGATGGCATCATGTTGCATCTCCAGTTTTGAGTCGATGTCTTCAATGGCCGTGACCATCTCCGTGTCCACGCCATTTAGCCGGTTTACCCTGTCATGCAGTTCGGTGAAGTACAGGTAGTCCGACAGGTCGAGGTCTGTCAAGGCTGACGATATGGAGTCATCGACGTAGCTCTGCATATCCAACTCGGTACACAGGGCATCGAGACCGTTGCCATTCTTGACGTAGTCGCTCAACTCATTGTTGAAGTCATCTTGCGTGACGTAGCCATCCAATGCGCCCTTCTCAAGGTAGTCTTCGGGGTCGAACATGACACGGGCATCGGCCAATTCCTGCTCCACATCTGCAAGGCGCAGGGTCAGTTTGGCTATCTGAACCTTGTTGTCAGATATGAAGATGCGCTTTATCCAATTCTTCATGGTGTTTGGGTGTTTGTTACCAGCTTGAGTGATAGTAGTACACTTCTTCTCCCTCGTCCAAGATGTCGTGAAGCGCATCGTATGTACGCTCAATCTCATCGAGGTAATATTGGTCGTAGTCTTGGCTGCCGAAGAAGCACCCGCTTTGGGTAGGCAGAATGTCTTCAATGTCTTGGTCGTTGAGTATCTTCCCGTCCTCAACGATGGCCGTCTCAATCACTTCTTTGCACAGGGCCAACAGGCTTTGAAGTTGGGATGTGTCCACGCGGTACTCCCCGCAGTCATCGTTCCCATCTTGCACGTTGTCAACGAACCACTTGTGTATGCAGTTGACCTTGCGCCATTCGATCACCTCTTCGATGACGTATGACACCCTCTTGGGGTCTATCCTCCGATACGGCTTGCCGTTCAGTGTGACACTTATTTGAACGTTGTCATCGCCCTTGTAGTCCCAGTGCTTGACGTAGGTGCGGCGGGTGAGGTACATATCGAGTCCCATGGTCGTGTTGGTTTTAGATGGTTTTGTTACAGTTGGCACAGAATGCGTAGTCCTCCACTTGTTCATTGGTACAGGCAGCAACAGGTCGCCACCCGTTGTTGCTCTTGGTGCTCACTGCATAGGCGAGGTTGTAGAACTCCGACCGTGCACACTTGCTGCATAGGCATTCGGAGTCGTCCATCCACAGCACAAGGCTGTACCCACCGAATGCCTTGTCAGAGGCACGGATGACAGCTTTGAGGTCCGCCACGGTGCGTATCTTGTCTGTCCAATACGCCATGTTGCGGCGCACGGGCTTGTCGAAGTTGTTGCTGCGGTACAGGTGACCGTCAACTTCTGATATCCAAAGTTCGTTGCTCATGGTGTTGTTGGTTTTACTTGTCAGTACAGTTCCTTTGCCATGCGCTGGAGTTCGTTGTGCAGTCGGAGGCGTTTCTGCGCTACCTCTTCTTCTTTTAGGCGGGCCTTCTCAAGGATGACAGCAGCCTCTCGGTGCGCTGCGTTAGTAATGCGCTGAGACTCGTCATTCGCGCTCTTACGCACCACCATCGCCCACTCTCTTGGTGAGTGTTCGGGGAAGACATCTGAGCGCAGGTCTCGCTCAATATCATATCTGATTGAGTTGAGCCACGGGCGGAGGTAGGTGTTCTCCGGAAGAGATGCGATGAACGCTTCAAACGCTGCGAGTTCTTCTTGCTTTGTCATGGGTTGCTGAGGTTTCTGAAGGTTAATCATGGTCTGTTTGCTTAGTTGATTATCCACTAACGGCTGGTTACAGATACAGGGAGCTACGCATGTCATCCTGAGCGTCACAGGCGGCGAGGAACAGTTCTTCTTCGTCCATGTTGGCGAGGTGTCGTCGGGTAATTACCCCGTCTTCACTTGCGATGGTGCGCAGTTCGCAGTTGTACGTGAAGTACAGGTCGAGCACTTCCTTGGCTTCTTTCGCGGTGGTGATTTCGCTGTTGATCATGGGTCGTTAGTTGATTATCCACTAAGCGTTTTGCTTGGGGTTGTGGTGGGTGAATGTGACCGTGCCTGAATCTTCATCTATCTCCACGGGCATTTTCCCGCTCAACAGGTCAGTGGCGCACTCTTTGGTGAGGCCGTAGCCATCTATGAACAGGTCGAGCATACGCTTGCGGTCGCTCTTGAACTTGTATCCTTGCTGTGCCCACCGAAGGATGCCGGGGGTATGCATAAGTGAGGTCGAGGTGAGGCGGATGGTTCTCATCTTTAGATGGTTTTGCTTAGTTGATTATCTACTAACGGTCAGTCCACCACGAATCCGGTGGTATCTTTCTTGGCTTTGCCCTTGGCATACAGGGCTACGACAACCCCTTGGGGGTCAAGGTGGCGGATGTCTGTGTCATCCCCATCCACTACGGGCATTCCCATGAAGGTGGTCGGTATCTTGTTCCGATGACGGAACACTACAGCAATGCGCATCCCATCGGCCATGGCTCTGTCAACAAAGGGCTTGTATTCAGGGACGCCGCTGTAGCTGAAGGTCAGGTCATAGTTGGATGGTACGGTACGGCCCACAATTTTCGTGTAGTCGTAGAACTGTACATATGGGAAGGCAGACATGATGTTCGGGTAGTGCATCCCATCCACATCCACAGGGATGGTTTCCCATCTGATGTCTGATGTCCCGTTAAGCCTGACAAGTGGGGTAGCCCCTGTCTTCTCAGCCTTGCGGATGGCACGGCGCACATCATCCACTACAGTGGACATGAACGGCTTGCGTTCGGCATAGAACAGTTCGGTCTTTCGCTTCCGTGCAAGCTGGACGTTGCTGAAAGCACCACGGCCTGCTGTATTCAGACAGCCCTCATGGCACTTGGCTACGTCTGCCATAGGGCATACGTTCCCAACCCCTGCAAACTTCCAAGGAAGCATGTACAGGATGGCGGTGGTGAATCCTTTCTTCTGACCTTTGACGGTCTTTGCGTTGGTATCGATGCCGAGCAGTTTCATCTTTAGATGGGGGTGTTAGTTGATTTTCCACTAAGCGAACTTCCTAAAGGAAGGCCACACGGAAGCCGAACTCTCCACGGACGATGAACGACTCCACTCCATGCCTATCACAGACGTGGACAAGGGATCGCAATTCATCGAGATAGAGATCGTACCTTTCGGAGATCTCCACATAGCATGCCCCTACGATAGGGTATTCGTCTCCGCCGTCGCAGAGCATGTATCCCCTATGTCCATGCTTACGGATGAGTGTCTCACCAAACTGTGCTGCTGCATTGAAAGGCTTGCGTTGTTCCATGTTAACGGTGGGTGTTTCTGTTTGACGGCGATGCAAAGATACAACGCCAAAAGTTAACTTCCAAATTTATTTTTACAGTACGTAGTACTGGGGGGCTTAGTTGATTATCCACTAACGGCATCCCTGATGGATTGCCGTACCCTTCAGATGGCGGGTCATTGCACCGTCTGATCGGGATGTGCTGCTCATCCCAATGGACACTACGGATGTGTTCGTCTCCGCCCAGCGTCCACAGACAACGCACGTTCCCCTCCAAATTTGTCTGAACGTGGAGCCAAAGGGAGCCTTTGCGGCTACCCTGTCCCATCGTAGCATGTGGCCCCTAAGGGCTGCGGTTTCGTTCGCTTCGTCACGCAAGGTGCGCTTCTTTATAGTGTACTCGCTCATAGTCGTAAGTGTTTGAGTGTCAGGCAGTTACAGATGTTGATGCATGCATCGCTCTAAAGAGCGGGGGTGGTGGTGCTTAGTTGATAATCTACTAAGCGACCTATCCCTAAAGGGATACTGTACGTAATTGGTGGTTCGTTGGCTCCATGCGCTACGCGCTTGTCCATGGGCCACACCTTCAGTAAGCAAAGAACAATCGCACCCCTCCCTAATGGATAATCCACTAAGGATACACTACTACGTAGTGAGCAGTTAAGCCCTTCGCTGTTCGCTGAGGCCGCTACTACGTAGGTATGTGATGGGGCTGTAGGCTACCCTACAAACGGCTAAAGCCCGCCCCCCTAAGGGAGCGGGCCGTGAGCCGAAGGCCGTGAGTATTACGCCGTGAGCACGGAACCTTTGGTTCGCATGTCGAGATTCGCAGCTTCTTTGCTACGATACTTCTCAACTTGCAAAGCAACGATCTCGAGTTCCTTCGCAGAAAGCTTCTTAAGAAGCTGTAGTGCGGTCTGTAGGTTAGACAACGCACTGGCCGCACCGGCTGCGGAAAGTTCACCGGACGTCGTTACTACTTTAGTAGTAGTGGCGTTAGTTGATTTTCCACTAACCGCCGTACCCCCTTTGGGGGTAGATTTTTTCTTCTTGCCCTTGTCCTTACGCTCACCCCGCTGGCTATAGCCAGCTTCACGGAGGAGGTGGTTCAACAACCAATCGGCCTGAAGATACCCGCAGTCCCTAAGGGACTTCCCACATGTCTTCACGGCTTTGATGATTTCATCATCAGACGCACCGATCCCTTTCAGGGATGCAATCCCTTTGGTGATCACCGTAGTGGCTTTGGCGGTGAATTGAGCCTGTAGCTTGTCGCCGACCGTGCTCAGCTGGTCGTTCATGCTCTTGGTCACATCTGCTACGCTTGCTTGCTTGTTCATGGGAGAGGATTTTTGGCCGCCATTCGTTCGACGGTCTGCAAATATATGGGGCAAAAAATATTGGATGCAAGTTTTGTCTCATGTTTTTATTATTTTCTTTTTAATGAAGTTAAAAAGAAATTAATAAAAAGGCGCGTGCAGCGAGAGCATGACAGGCACACATATGTATGCACGTGTGCGTGTAAGTTCGGCAGCTGGTTGTTGGATTGTCAAGTGAAAGTTATGAACACTTATAGTGTTCAAGAGATGTTATGAACACTGATTTTTTGACGAAAAAGCTGACAGAAACCTTGACGAAAAAGCTGACAAAGTGGGTCGGGGTCGCACTGCATGATGCGCTGGGCGCCTAAGGGTGCGCTCACATGCGCTTAGGCATGCGCTCGGGTCCCTTTTGTGCAGGCGCGTCTGCGCAGGCGAAACCAAACTTCAGTTGCAACAACCCCGGGGGTATATTTCGCATAATAGGTCCCCAACCTACCGATTGTTCCGTTCCACGGATTTTGGGCCACGGGGGGATATATAGGGTAACCCCCGAACGTCCAAAATGATTCCCCGGCTTCTCCTAGCCTCATCAGGCTATTCCCACCGTGGCCCTGTCAAACAAACCACCACAAATGCTTGACACCCCATAGGGTCCCCTATTCTTGCCACCACAAGCTCGTTCTAAGCGACTTTCTCTGTCTGTGTGGTGGTATGGGTAGTTAAGGGTGGAGATAGTGTCTTAAATCGAAGAAAAATAGGTATGGGGGTTGAAATGTAGGTATACATATATTTGTACCATGAATAACAGGTTGACACGCAGGAGGGAGTCGCTGTACTCCGCGGAAGAGCTTGCCAAGGAGCTTGGGGTGAGCAAAGAAGACGTTGAGGGGCTTGAGGCTAGCTTCCTTTCAAGGATTCAGAAAGACTACCTGAAGCTGCTCAATTACGAGATAGGATTCTACCCCCACAGGAAGAAGAGGCAGAAGAAGATCGCCAACGGGGAAGTGGTAATTGATGGACGGTGTTGAAAACTTTTGTTCGCGGCTCTTCAAATGTTATTTCATCTCTCTTATAGTATAGTATATATATACTAAGTAAGTATATACTAGGTAGGTATTTATTAAGTAGGTATAATCTTCTAGTGGTGGAAACTTTTTGAGTGGAACCCTCTACATCCCGCGTGGCTCTAAGAAAGTAGGATGTTGCTTGATTTTGCTTTTGGAATGTGCAAACGGCTGCAAGCCCCGTGGCTCTAGTAAGGTAGGCGTTTTTGGAAGAGCAAAAAAAGCAAACCAAAAGCAAAACGAAAGCAAAGTCTTTCTTCGTGGCATAAAAGAAGGGTAATCTTGCGGTTTTGCTTTTGAAATGTGCAAACGGCTGTAGCCCGCGTGGCTCTAGCAAGGTACGTGTTTTTGGAAAAGCAAAAAAAGCAAAACGAAAGCAAAATAAAGCAAAATAAAGCAAACGCGTTTTACTAAGGGCATTAACATAAAAAAGGGGTGGTATTACCCACCCCAATTCTATTTGTATGGAGAGTAACTTACCCCTTAACAATCTCCGTTGACTGGGATAGTTCACTCAGCTTACGGAAGATGGTGGCGAAGTCTGAGTCGTTCTCGCTGGACTGTTCTTTGAGTTCTTGGATGGACTGCTCAACCTTGGCCATACGAGCCTCTAGCTGGTCCATGAATCCTACTAGCTTCTCTACGCTTTCTGCAAGTGGCTGGACGTAGTTTTCAATGTATGACTCGGCGGTGGTCACCCGGTCGTTCATCTCGATGAGCTTGTCTTCTGTCATTGCGTGTTGTTTTCACAAAGATACAAGGAAATTAGAAGTAAAACTTTTTGAGAATGGTGTGCGAATGAGCGAATATCGCATAGCTTTACCCACTGAGGGTCAGAGGATTAGTGACGTAGGAGAGCTACGGACGGGTTTTGCTTGTACCTCAGTAAACACCTTTGACTTCTCTTCCATTGTGGAAGACACGACTATATTTGTATCCTTTGAGGCACAGGGCTCTTGGTGGCTATACTGCAACAACTGACCAATGGACGTATACGTCGAAAGCGACAAGGTTAGAATAGTCAGCGCGGGTAACATCGTTACCGTGGCTGGCGCTGACATCCGTCGCGTATGGCAGGAGTTCCAGCCGAACGTCAACTTCAATGGTGGGCTTTACACGGTGTACGTCACCGACACCAACGCCAACACCTTCCCCATCCCCCTTGACAGCGTCACCAACCAAAGGTTCTGGACCAATAACTTCCAAGGGGCTGTGGAGGCGGTCAAGGACATCTCTGCCATCGCAGGGGTTCTCCCATTTGGTGGCATAACAGCACTTACCGGTGACGTTACCGCCGGTCCCGGCACGGGGACTCAGCCCGCCACGCTGGCCAACACGTCCGTTACCCCGGGGAGCTACACGAACACCAACATCACCGTTGACTCCAAGGGCAGGGTAACCGCAGCGGCCAATGGAACGGGTGGAGGGGTTGTGTCTGTCACCGCCACGGCTCCTATTGCGGCAACAAGCGGTGCAAACCCGGTCATTACCCACTTCAACTCTGGTGTAAGCCCGGGTGTATACACAAATGCAAACATTACCGTTGATGTCAAGGGTCATGTTACGCTGGCATCCAATGGAACGGCATCGTCTGGTGACGTTGTTGGCCCAGCATCGGCAACAGACAACGCCATAACTAGGTACAACCTCACCACGGGCAAGCTGATCCAGAACAGTACAGTTCTGCTGGACGACAACGGCAAGCTGGGTCAGGTTGACGCGATAGATTTCAATACCACCCCGGTCACGGCAATAGCTGCAAAGAGGTTGCAGTGGAGTGACGCAGAGGGTTCCTTGCAGCTTGGGCTAAAGGGCGGGAACGTCCACTCGCACATTAGCGAGGATCTGTTCTTGTACGGCTACAACAACAGCGGTAGCCCGATGACCAAGGGGCAGGTGGTGAGGATCAACGGGTCAAGTGGCGTCCGTCCGGTTGTGTCGCTGGCGCAGGCGGACTCAGACCCCAACAGCGCAGAGACGGTGGGCGTGGTGGCCGAGACAATTGCTAACAACTCTCAGGGGCTTATTCAGGTGCTTGGCATTATGACCAACCTGAACACCAACTCATTCAATGAGGGAGATGTGCTATACCTGTCCCCGACCGTGGCAGGTCAGTTGGTGAACACAAAGCCAGTGGCCCCCGACCACTTGGTCCGCGTGGCCTATTGTGTAAAGAAGTCAGGGGGAGCCGGTGAGATCTACATCTCTCCCCTCAACGGGTTTGAGCTGAATGAGCTGCATGACGTACTCATCACCACCCCAGCGACCAACACCTGTGGCCTGTACTGGAACACTGGGACCAGCGTGTGGGAGAACCTGACGCCAGCCAATGCCAGAACAGCCCTTGACGTAAGCAAGAAGATACTACAGGTTGGCTCCCTGACGCTTACCACCGCAGGGTGGTCGCTTGTCGGCGGACTATACGAGCAGGACTTGGCAGAGGCCAACATCACAGCCACTTCCATTGTGGATGTTATTCCAGACAACGCTGATATAGCTACTGTCATCGCCGCTGGAATCCTGCCGAGGACGGACAGCGCAGCAGGCAGCGTCAAGGTGTACTCCCAGAACCTGCCAACCGCCAACATTGGCGTGACCATTAACATCAGCAACCTATGAGCGTAGGCTCTTTTGCGGTCCCACTTATTGGCTCCCCCGCTAACACGCTGCGTGAGTATACAGCTAGCGACACTTGGAACAAGCCAACCAACAATAAATTCGTCGGTGCGTTCGTCGTGTGCGTGGGTGCTGGCGCTGGCGGTGCGTGTGGTGACCTTCGCACAGGGATAACGGTGCCTGCGACGGGCGGGGCAGGAGGCGGTGGCGGATGGGTGGTATGGGACTTTATTACTGCCGCGTCGCTGGGCGGCACAGAGGCTGTGACGGTGCCTGCCGGAGGGGCAGGGCAGGCAGGGCGTAACACTGTTGGAGCAGGTATCGCAGGAGCCAACGGAGGCGATGCATCGTTTGGCGCACACGTTGTCGCATTAGGTGGACGAGGAGGCAATGGCACTGAAGTTGGACGTGACATAACAGGCTGCACGCCACGCAAAGGGTCGAACATCCTGCCCGGACATCCGTCGATGCGTATTGGCAACATTAGTAATACCGGGGGCTTCTACTGGCCTACAAGTGGCGTGCCTTCATATGCCGCAAGCGGAAGCCGCGCTCTTGGTGGCGCACCCGGAGGCAACGGAGGAAGGCGTGACGCACCAAGCGGCACGGCTGGTCCGGGTATCGCTGGCGGTGGCGTGTGGAACGGCACCACTCTGACAGGTGGTGGGGCCTTGGGTACGGCTACCAACAATGGGGGCAACGGCACAGGCAACATCGTGCTGACGCTACTATCGTCGCATGGCCTGACAACAACCAATGGCGCGGGCGGTGGCGGCGGTGGCGGTGGTGGAGGGAGTGCAGTCGCTGTGGCTGGCAACGGCGGTAATGGTGCTATCTCCGCAGGAGGCGGTGGAGGAGGCGGTGGAACGGATACCGTCGGCGATGGCATAAGCGGCGATGGCGGCAACGGCGGTGCGGGCATAGTGTACGTTTACGAGATTTACAAAATCTAAAGGCATGGCACGATACGCAATAATCAAATCGGGATACGTCCTCAACGTGGTGGAGTGGGATCCGGTGGCGGCTCCAGACTGGACCTATCCGTTCACACATGATTCGGTCGTGCTGGATGCCAACGGCAACGCGGGCATCGGCGACTGGTATGAGACTGCGGAAGACATCTTCTATCGACCCATCAATGCACAGCCGCCCGACTGGCCGGACGAATTAAAATCCGAATAACCAATGGCAGACCAAGTAAACCTCCGCAAGGAACACAAGAACCCAAAAGGTGGTCTATCCGCCGCCGGTCGGGCCAAGTACAACAAGGAGACGGGAAGCAACCTCAAGGCACCCGTCAAGGGCGCACCTTCGTCCCCCGAGCAGATGAAGCGCAAGGGTTCATTCTTGGTAAGGATGGGCTCCGCCGCTGGCCCCCTGATGAAGGATGGCAAGAAGACGCGACTGAAGCTATCTTTGGAGGCGTGGGGCCACAGCGGGGACAAAGCCTCGGCAGTTGCCAAGGGCCGCAGGATGCTTGCACGATACAAGGGTAAAAACAAAGACTGACCATGCCTACTGAAAAGCAAAACCGAAACAAGCTCAACATACTGATTGAGCAGACCTACAAACACGCCAAGAAGCACAGCTTGGAGGTGTTCTCCATGTACTCCGGCGACGACGGGGAGCAGATCAAGATGTCGGGTAACTACAGCGTCAATATGGTACGCAACGTGGTCTACCACATGCTGGTGAACCACCCCGAAGAGTTCGCGTCGGTAATCGAGACCGTCAACGAGCTCACCAAGCAGAGCGAAGGCGTCACAGAAGAGGTTAAGAAGGAAGTTGAGGAGGTCGAGGAGCCCAAGGGCATGACCGTGGCCTAAACCCTCCCGTCTGCTATGTTTATGGCCCTCCGCGTATCATTAACGCGGCGCTTGAGGTCTTCAAGCAGTGACATCATGTCGTCGATGCGTCGGTTGACGTGCATCCCGTACTTGCTCTCTGCTTCAATCTCAAACCGCGTTATTGCCTTGTCTATCTCGACAAGTGCAGAGACAATATCACTCGTGGTGATGTTGCTCCTGTCAATCTTCTCCCTTGCCGATGCGGGGGTCCTGAAGTCTGGGAATACTTGTTTCATCCCACAAATCTAATGTCCTATCCATGCACCGGATGTGGGGCCTGTTGCCGAAGGGTTCACATGATACCACAGTGGCCATTGGAACTCCTAAAGGAGGACGGGTCGTGCGTAAACCTACTGGATGACAACTCCTGCGCCATCTATGAGGAGAGGCCGATTATATGCAGGGTGGACGAAATGATGGAACTTATGGGGGCGGACAAGGACTTCTGGTATAAGACAAATGCAGACTACTGCAACACTTGGATGGACGAGGATGGCGTGGAAGGGAAGAGGGTAGAGCTATAACGCAAGAAGCCCCCTTCCGGGGGCCTCTGCATATATAGAAGGGAATGAATTAGGGAGGGGTGATGTTGCTGCCATCAACGTCGAGCAGCAGATAAGCATCACCTGCGCCAAGGGCGGTCGCGATGGTGGTGATACCAGCGGCAGATGCGGCAGCGTCTTCCATCTTGAACTTCGTGTACAGCACACCGGTGGGGCTGTAGAAGCCGATGTAAGAACCGCCACGACCCAGCGGGAACAGGATGCTACCGGTAGGTCCAACGGGGATAATTTCTTCTCCGTCGTCGTAATCAGCGGTCAGTTGACCTTCCACAGGCTCGGTTTTGCCGAACAGGTCGGTGTCCGTGGGGGCTCCGCCGTTGGAGTTAGGGCTGTCTCCAAAGTAAGGGCCGGTGTAGCTGTAGTCGCCACTGCCAGCGTAGGTGGGGTAGGTGATCAGCTTGCTGAACGGACCTACGGTGGCCAGAATTTGCGGGGTAACGAACGCAGTGTTCACCACTTCGCCACTGGCGGTTTGGAACTGAATAATCATAGTTCTTTGGGTTTGGTGGTACAAATATACTGATAATCAGCAGGTTATGAAAGCAGTGCTAAATTTTTTTACTCACACACGACACCAATCTATATTTGTGGCATGAAAAACAAGGCTATCAAGGGCATGATCCTATCGCGTATTGACAAGCTCAATACCCAATGGAGCGAGGTGGTTGACACCGAAGAAAGGACAACCCCCATGGACTACATGAGGGTTGCTGAGATTCAAGGGGCTATCAACGCCCTGATGGCGCTGATGGTGGAGATTGACTCTATTAAGGCATCCGAATAGCCCCGCGAATTGCGACAATGCAGGCGGAGGCTCCGGCACTATCGTTAGTCCAAGTCGCTTGATTGGCAACCTTGCCCATTGGGATGTCCATAAACCGCTGGTCATTCAAACGCAGTCGAACAAACCACTGCTGATACCTTGCGGTGCTTTCGGCTATTTGAGTATCACCAGTTGGCCCAAACCCGCTCGGGAATGTTGATGCGGGGTCAGGCCAATTGTCTTGCAGCATGGTTGCATCGTTTGCAACATCCCTCCAAGGGTTGGGGACGCTGGTTGGGAGCCAAGCGGCGTCTCCGTCCGCAAGCCCGTACACCCTCACTTGCTTTACTTGGGCCGTAACGTCCACAACCGTATACAGGTTGATGAGGTATTCGGTTTCGGTGGTGGTGGCATTGATAAACTCAATGTCTCCATTGCCCACGTTTACATTAAAGCGATACGGTGCTGGCATCTTTGTAATAGATTACAATCAGTCCATCGCACTGTTCAAGTTCAATAAGAGCGAACCCGTCACAGCAGACGTCCATGTTGTCCATGCAACAAATGTAACACCGAATTGCTGATACTCAATACTTTGTATCTATTTTTGTGAGGTGGAATCAAGAAAGTCGATACAAGAGCATACAGCTGAACTTTTGCTCAGGCTGAGTTCGGAGGGTGTGTCGCTTGCCGTGGAGCACAAGCAGCAGGTAAGGGCCGCTGGGTTCTCCGAGGAGCTAAGTAAGCAGGAGTCGTCGGCCCGCACCCAGCAGGAGTATGAGGACATTCCAGACAACGGGGAGGCTCACCTTTGGCTGTACGATGTTCCCGTCATAACAGAGGGGGAGAACGTCGGTAAGTTCCTTGAGGGAAATAGCTACTACAGCAAGATCCCAGATTCATGGATTGAAAAGTGGAAAGATGTAGAAATTCAAAAGTCCCACTGGAAGCCAGACCGCGCAGAGGACGCAGACAAGGGGTTCAAGGACTTTATCAACTCGCACATCCCACGCTTTGACTCGCTCACCACATACGAGCCATTCTTTGTTTACATAGAGCAGGCCAAGAGGTGGCTTGACGACAAGAAGACGCTGGCAGACATCGACCCTATCTCTCGCTTTGAGTGGAAGCGTCAGGAGCTGGCCCGCATCGCAGACAACAAGCTCTACGGCCTGAACAAGTACGTCTCCATCAAGGAGGATGGTTTCATTGGCGGTCGCCGCCCATACGAGGCATCAACCGCTCAGGCTCTGCTTGCGTTCCTTGTGGACCGTGGGAACAGCTTTGACTTGGTCAAGGGCCGTCAGGCTGCCATCACATCCACGATGATGGCTATGGCCGCACTGGAGAGCGTTGTGCGCTCTTCGTTCAGCGGGGTGTTCATGGTACACAAGAAGGACGGAACTGGTAAGACCCTGTTCCGCGACAAGTTCCAGTCCACCTTCCAGCACCTGCCCAACTGGATGATCGGCGAGGTGGACGTGAGCAAGGGATTCTCGTCGGAGAGCGCAATCATGGACTTTGACCCCGGGGACACCAAGGCACAGAAGGGCCGAGACATCTCCGAGTTCCGCCTGCTCTCCGCCGAGGACAGCATGACGGTCAACGGTCGCACACCAACGTGGTCCTTGTTTGACGAGGCTCAGAACATCCCGACATACCAGACCATCAAGAGCGAAATCGACCCGACCATGTACCAGTTCAACAAGGCGAAGGGTCGCTTTGAACTTGTACGTCAGGCGTTCGCTTGGGGCACCGGCTCGTCCAACAACACAGGGCAGGGCGCATTTGAGAACGACTTCAAGTCACTTCTTTCCGCTTGGGAGGGAGGTGAGGATACGGGTGGGTGGGTCCCCGTGTTCATGGACTGGACCTGCCGACCGGGTATGACCCGCGAGTTCTACAACAAGCAGAAGGCCAAGTATCTCCGTGGCCAGACCGAGGAGACCAAGGGCCTGTCGGCCACCGAGCGCCTGTCCTTGTTCTGCGCCCACTACCCAAGCAAGCCGGACGATGCCTTTATGACCAGCCACAAGACGCTGGTCCCGATGGAGATGATCGTAAAGCAGCAGAACAGGATCATCAACGAGTGCCACAAGAGGAGCCTAGCCCCCGCGCCGGGTAGGTTTGAGCCCATCTTCGACGAGTCTGTCAGGCTCACGGAAAGCTACTTCCCATACGCGGTAAAGGGCGCAAGGTGGGTTCCGTCCGCAGCCGATGACATCGAGGCCCCGGTCAAGATGTTCCTGCCCCCTGTAAACACATGGGCCAACAGGTACTTCCAAGGCACGGACCCAATCCAAAACGACGGAGGGTTTTCGCGCTTCTCGTCAGCCATCTGGGACACGGCGGCGCGAGAGATAAAGCAGGGGGATAATGCCGTGCTCGTCCCAACGGTTGCCTGCGCCCTGAACGCCCGCACTTCGTTCCCATCAGACCTGTTCGCGCAGGGTGTATTGATGGGCATCTACTACCGCAACTACGGGCAGAAGGCTTGCCGGGAACTGGTGGAGATAAACGTGGGTCACAGGTACGTTGAGTTCAAGTCATCCCCCGTATTCGGACTGAGGGAGTCCCTCATGCTAAAGAACGAGCTCCTGCCAAAGTATCGCGGAGGGGCGCACATCTATGGCGTTGACCTTAAGGGCGGGAAGGGGAGCCGAAAGGAGTCCCTATACGGTGACGTGACCGACCTCATCCGCACCTATGGACACAATATATGGTACTATGACTTCTGGTCTCAGGTCAGGAACATCTCCGTTGAGTCCAAGCCGGACGGCTCCGTGGTGTGGGGAACAATGAACAAGAACGTCTACAACGACGACTTGGTCTACGCCATCGCCTATGCGGAGCTGTGCTCTCGTTGCGTCAATAAGCAGCCGCAAGAGATCTCGGCGGAGACAAAGCAGTACAAGACAAGGCGGGTGCTAAGGAGGAGCGCGGACCTTATCCCTTACTACATCACTGAAAAAGTTGAAATTAAGTATACATGAGCGAGGAGATAATTGAAAAGATGCTTGAGAGGCGGTATCTGATATTCGCCCCCAAGAACGGCAAAGACCTTCGGGTCCAGTACCCGGAGCTTTCAGATTACACAGAATTTCGCCCAGAGGCCATCAAGAGCCACGACCTTCTGTTCGTCTGGTGGTTCCGCTGCGCTGCGTCTCCCTACTACGACAAGGCAGACCCCGAGAAGATTGAATCGTGCGTAAGGATTGCCTATCCAACAGAGCAGCAGAGGGAGTCGAAGCTAAAGGAGTTCAGGGCTGGGTTCCCCGACAACGTTAAATCAGCATTCAAGCGGATGGAGTCCTTCAACCTTGCCGCCCGTATTGAGAACTATCTTTACACCCAAAGGGTCAGGGACAATTGCAAGGCAATGCTTGCTGTTGATATAAATACAATGGACATCGAGGAGCAAGACTCTTGGAGCAAACGCGCTCCGGGCATTTGGCGTCTTCTTGAGGAAACCTCTAAAACCCTCGAAAAAGGGGGTTTTGGCGTCATCGAGCATGACAATACCATTGTTGATGAACTCGATGGCTCGGTAAAATCATTTAGACAGTCTAGCCGATGATTCCAACAACGACGAACAATCGCGGGTTTTGGACGTGGATCCCTATTGCCACGCAGATCCCACCGAGCATGACCATTCCCGAAAAGGATAAGGAGAATGAGAGTTATCATGCCCTGTGGACCCGCTACTTCTTGTCTCGTCAGGTTGGCGCATGGATCGAGTACTACCGTGGCAACTACTCTGCCAACATGGACTACGCCATCGACTCCCGCTGGGGAGAGGAGGAGGACATCCGTATGTTCTTAGGAGACGGCCCCTCGCAAACAAGCCGCATCCCGTTCAAGTTCCCCATCGTGTCCCCCATGCTGACCCGCATGGTCGGGGCCGTTGACAACATCTCCATCTCTGCAAAGGCCGAATCTGCTACGCAACACTTTGCACAAACAAGAAAAGAGAACGCCCTGCAAAAGGTTCTCCTTATGTCAGACATGGCCAAAATCGGGCCAGTCTCCGAGGGAATTATGGCAACGCAGGGAGTTCCTGCTGATACGCAGAAAGCGGTTCAGCTTTTTGATATGTCCTATCAGGACCATATCATCCGCAGCGCCAACAGCCTTATGTCAATGATAGCCCAGCGCAGCAATCTTGATGACACCAAGAGGGTTGCTGCTTCCTATATGGCTCTTTCTGGCGTGTCTTCCGCTCATTGCTTTGTCAATGGCAACAACCTTGAGTGGGAGATGTGCGAACCCCGCGAGGTCGGCTGGGACACGTCGGCAATGCGTCCAGACTTTTCGGACGGTCAGTTCGTGTACAATTGCCCCCTGATGAACGTGTCCAGCATTGCAGAACGCTGGAACCCAATCAAGGACAAGATCTACGCCCTCGACACTTGGTCGCGTATCCTTCCCGGTGGCTACAACTTCAACGCCGGTTGGCCGCAGTCCCGCCCCCGTGTCTTTACCATGTACTGGAAAGACATGAAGTACGTTGACCGGGGCTTTGTTGAAATTGATGGAGAGCCTCAATATGTCACTATCAACGAAGAAGACCCGGATACTGGCGAAATTACTTTTACGGACAAGGACCTTGTAGAGCCACCAGAAAATAGGTACACACGCGCTTGGGACGCTTCGGAGCTTAGGGCTAAGAAGCAGCGCAGGGCCATTGAGGTTATCCGCTACTGTTCCATGATTCCTTGGGAGTATTTGCCCGGCGGTTACACCAAGGGTCGTCCATATAGCCCCAACGAAGCCCCTCCAGCAGCTCCCCTAAACAGCAACCTTCCGCAGGTGGGTGTTGTAGGCGACATGGTGTTGGACTACGGAATGTACCCGTTGCAGGAGGCCGACCCTGATGACGTATATTCTGTCAAGTTCCCGATCAAGTTCTCTGCTTGGCGCTACTTGGGTGGACATGCTGTCGCCCCCATCACCGCCGCTCGCGACCCGCAGCGTTGGATGAACCAAATCACGTCTGACATCGCTTGGAGGATGCGTAAGGCCGGTGGCAAGAGCGTCCTATTGGCCAAGGAGGCGCTTGACGGCTCCAACATGGACGAGGATGAGCTGAACCACAAGGTCAAGGAGGGGGACACCATCGTTGTCCCCGCTGCCATGCTTGGGGGCTTGCAGAACGCCTCTGGTCAAATCGACGCATCGCCCGGAGCCTCTTTTTACAACATGCTTGGCTTGCTCCCGCAGATTAAGGGCGTTGCAGAGAGCTCAGTCGGCGTGTATGAGAGCAACTACGGCGCCCCTCAGGGGGGAGGACAGCTTGTAGGAACCCTTCAGCTTCAGCTTCAGCAGGCGGGCGTTATGCAGCAGCCATTCTACGCTGCCATTGCAGACCTGTACAAGCAGATACACCAGTTCAATGCACAGGCGGGCAAGCAGTTCTATTCCCAGCGACCTTGGCTACTGAGCCAAATGGTTGGAGAGGACGATATGCCGTATGTGATTTCTTCCGAGGATATGCATTTTGAGCAATTTCGCGTAAAAATTTCCTTGTCCCCCGACGGCGCACAGCTTCGCGCCATCACCGATCAGCAGCTTATCCCGCAACTTATGCAGATGGGTATGCTTGATCCGACAACCTCGGCGCAGCTCATGGGTCGCTCTTTGCCGGATGATGTTTACGCTGCGGCCCGTCAGTTCACCAAGCAGGCGGCTGCTGCTGCTCAACAGCAGATGGAAGAGCAGCAAATGGCAATGGCGGCACAGCAAGTTTCGCAAGAAGAACAAATGCTTGATCAACAAGAAATGGATTTGGCAAAACAAGAATCCAGTCAAGAAGTCAAGATGGCTCAATTGCAACAAAAGGCAGAGCAACCAGCGCGTCAGGCAGAAAGCGAGTGGATGAAGCCTGATGCTGCCCTTGGCGCAACTGCTTCACCCGGTCTATAGGCGCTGAAAAACAAAAACTACAAACACAACATATCTTTGCAAGCATGACTGAAACGACTGACACCCAAAGCCTTAGCGGTGACGCCTTGGCCCAAATCCTCGGCCCTACGTTGGCCGAGCGAAAGGAATCATATCCCAAGCCCGCTGAACCTGCGCCTGCGGTTGAGCAAAATTCCCAAACCTCTCCTGCTGTTGCCGAGGTTGAAAAACCCGCTCCAGTAGAGGCTTCCAAGCAATCAGAGCCTGCTGCTCCCGTTGTAAATTCCAGTGGTAATTCCCAACCTACGGACCCCTATGCAACGCTGCTGAATGACGTGCTTGGCGAACAAAAGCCAGCAGCTATCCAGTGGAGCGACGAGGCGAAGAATTTGTTCAAGCAGACCTACGGAGTTGATGACCCCGTTGCGTTCAAGGCTGAGATTGATCAGAAGATCGCACAGGCCGATTTGATTAAAAAACAGTACGAAGAGGTTGCCCCGCTCAAGGAAAGCCTTGACAAGCTACCCCCTTCGATGTACCGCGCACTTCAGCTTGCCTTTGAGGGCAGGGTCGAAGATGCTCAGAACTACATCAAGGAGCTTCCCAAGGTGGCCCTTGAGAACAAGGAGAGCAAGGACCTTGACGACCGCATCCTTATCGACACCTACCTGCCCGGCAAGATCAAGCCAGAGCAGTGGGCCGCACTGACCGACCCGGAGGCTGACGAGGAGATCGTGGATGCCATCGAGGGACGCATCGCCATCCTTCGCGATACCGCTGGCGAGATGCACGACAAGCATCGTAATGAGGCAATCGCTCAGGTTGCACAGCAGCGCGAGGCCGAGAAGCAAGCATTTGAGAACTACCAAAACGGTCTGGCGACCAGTATTGCCAGTGCCAAAAACTCTTCCCTTCGTCTTTTTGTCGATGACAATGTCGTCAACGACATGAAGACGGGTGGATTCCTTGGACAGTTTGTTCAACAGGATGGTGTCACCCCAACGCCGCAAGCAACGACCCTGTATCTGAAGGCGCTTCACTTCGATTCCGCAGTGAAGGCAGCAGACGCAAGAGGATTTGAGCGAGGCAGGCAGGAGGCACTCCTAGAGGCAACCTCTCGTCAGCCTACGATGTCCAGAATGGCTAACCGAGACGGAGGCGATCAGCCTCGGCCAACCACCGAGCAGGACGCAATTAACCAGATCCTGTTGAAAGCCCAGCTCACCATCTAACATTTAACACCAACAAAAACAAATGTCACTTCAGTCCTATACCCAGAATGTGAACAACGCGCCCTTTGGCCTAGCCAATACCAACGCGCCCGGTTCGCCCTATGCCGCTGCCTACGGTCGCGGTGTAACGTCTCACCTGATGCTGCCCGTTGCGCCGATCATCTTCGACGCGCAACCCCAGCAGTTCCTTGACCTTCAGTACCTGATGGCCTTCACCACCGAGGAGGCCCCCGGTGACGAGATCATGTGGCACGAGAACGTGTGGAGCCGTAGCCCCATCGTGACCGCATCGACCGCAGGCGGTGGTGATATTAGCGCCGTTGCCGCCACTCCCGGCGCTACTGTAACCGACACTTTTGTCGTTACCCCCGACTCCCTGAACTACGTTTACGTTGGTCAGAAGATTCACTATACCGATGACACCGGCGTTCCTAACCAAGTAATCGTGTCGAACGTAAACACCGGAACCGGTGCCGTTACTGTTACCTCGATGGTTGGTGTTGGTATTGGCGCTCTCGTTGCAGGCAACGGTGCCAACCTGACCAACGGCATGACCGCCGGTGGTGATGGCTTCCAGACCTTCAGCAATCCTGTGCGTACCAAGACCATCCGCCGCACCAACCTCATCGAAAAGGTTGGCCCAGAGCAGATGATCTGGAACCGTCTGGAGCGCATGAAGTGGAAGAACCAAGCGCAGACCAACTTCATGGAGGTTGACATGCGTAACCTTCTGACCCAACTGAAGGTTTCCATGTGCCAGCGTATTTGGCTGGGCCAATATGGCGAGGGTCGCGTTAGCTACACCAACGGCGGCGAGACGGCAATTGCCAAGTTCACCGAAGGTATCGTGCCTAGCATCATCAACAACGGCGGTGCCCTGTTGAACAGCACGATGTCCACCGTATGGGACGACATGACCACGGGTATCTTCCAGACCAACTTCGGTCCAGTCACCAACGAGCGCGTCATCTTCGGAACCCCCGAAATGCTCCACGCTTTGAACCTCAAGCAGAAGGCTGAGTTCGTGCGTTACAGCGCAGGTGACAAGATCTGGGATCTGGACTTTGAAGAGTGGCGCTTTGGTGGTCAGAAGATCACCCTCGTGCCCACGCAGATCTGGAACGACGCGGCCAGCTTCCCCGAGGAGTACGCCCGCCGTCTGGTGGTGCTCCAGAAGAGCAGCGTGAAACTCGTGACCATGCGTGGCGTGGCCATGATCAGCCAAGAGGCCAAGGTGTCGCAGAGCCGTACCAACACCACTCCGTTTGAGATCTACGATTTCGAGCGTTACACGGTGGAGGGCATGGTTGGCACCAAGGTGCAGAATGCCGCACAGAACTTTATTATCGACGTGGCCTAATCGCCAACAACCCTAAAGCTAGACCCCCGGCAGCGATGTCGGGGGTTTTTGCTTACATTTGCTGAAACAAATACCATGCACCATGGCTAACGCTGAAACTGCGCTCAAGGCGCGAATTGCAAAACTGAAAAAGAAGGCAGACGATCTTGGAGTGTTTTACCAAGACGATGTGGATGAGCAGACACTGAGGACCGCCATCGAAGAGGCCAAGCAGTACACCTCCGAACCTGCCAACGACGCACCCAGCCAAGCCATGGAGATCGGCAAGGTCATCGCCCAAGAAATGGGCAAGGCCATGCGTCAGGTGGTACGAGACCCCGAGGAGGATGGTCTGGTTGACGAGCGCGACCTTGACCCAGAGGACGTGACCGAGGAGAAGAGCTACTTCACCCCGCAGTTCTTTTGGATCGTCCCAGCCAAGCGCATCGGCGGTCAGCTTGTGAAGGCCCCATACAAGAAGATGATCTTCAAGATGAGCCAAGGCGACGCTACCCGAAACGGAGACCAGTGGCAGACCCGCTACATCAGCGTGTACGTCACCAACTCCAAGAAGGAGCAGGCGTTCTTGGAGACACACCCCATGTTCAACCGGGTGTTCTTCTCCAACACCACCGACGCAAACATCTCCTCCGATCAGGTGGTCTTCGCACAGAAGTTCTCCAAGCACGTTCAGAACCTGAACATGCGTATGGCCCCCGAGCTTTACCGCATGGCCGCACAGAGCGGCGTGAAGGTGGACAGCAAGATGTCGCTGCCGACCCTCCGCACCAACATCGCAAACGTGCTTGCACAGCGCGAGGTGGAGGCGGACAAGGCCCGCATGCACTCCCTGCTCACTTCCTCTGGTCGGGCATCACTTCTTACCCAAGAGTAACCAATGATAACGTACACTGAACTGAAGGGGGTCATGGCAGCAAACCTCGACGCAGAGGGAAGCGACCGATACCTTGACGTTCAGGACTACGTTCCAGCGATCAACTCTGCCATTTCCCGTGCAATGACAGCCGTTGGCTGGGCCATGGCTAACAGGAAGGGCAGCGAGGAGGCGCTACGCGACCTCACCTATGTGAGGATATTCCAAACCAATTCGGAGGGCGGGGTTGCAATCAGTAACCCCGCCATCCTAAACCTATTGGGACACTCCATCTGGAACGTCCTTGGGGTTTATGCCCAGCCCGATACGGTGCCGCCAGATGCCTCACCCACCGCCCAGCCGGATAACGTGTCGCTGTATCGCCCCGATGTGGCGTGGAGTGGCTCGGGTAGCCCCGTGGAGCGCGTGACCCTTGAGGAGGTTCCCGTGCTTCGCAACAACGCATTCCTGAGCGGAAACGAGGTGCTTGCCAGCGCCCCCAAGAGGAGGACCTTTGCATACTACATCGTTGGCAACGCATCCTCCAACAACTACAACAGTGGCATTGGTGAGATAAGGGTGCTACCAAAAAGCGTAACCAGTAACTCCCTTGTGGCGATCAGCTACTTGTCACAGCCAACGGAACTGGACGCCAACAACTACCTTAACGCGACAATCGAATTTCCGCAGAGCATGAAGCGGACACTGGCCAACTGGGCGTTGCAGTACATTTCTTGGAAGCAGGGGGATGGAACCAACCTGCAAATGAATGCCATGAAGGACGCTCAGGAACTGTTCCAGCTTACGGTAAACTGAGTATCTTTGTGAACGATGCCCACCTACGACCAGATCACGGACGACATTATGGTGGCCATGGGTTATACCCATGACGACTCCCTTCGCAATAAGGAGGCGGTACTTTACAACGTAAAGCTTGGCGTAGACAAGCTCAAAAGCCAGCAGCTTCAGAAGAACAAGGATGTGGGGGACTATCGCCGAAACAGCGACATGGTCTCCACGTTCATTGTCCCCATCACCCACAACGACGTTGAGGACAATGTGATCACGGACTTTGACGCAAGCTTCTTCGACCTGCCAACGAGCATCTACTCGCTGGACCACGACGGCGGGGTTAGCTTCGTCCGTTATCTACGCAACGAGATTCCATTCGGCTGTCCTCCTGCGGTGGCCCTGACCCCGTTCACGGGTGCCACGCTGGCATCCATGCACACGTTCTACCAGAGCGCCTATCAGCGCCCCCAGAGTAATCGCCCGTACTTTGCCCGCGCAAGGGCCAAGACTGGTGACACATACAGGGACCGGGTGTATCTGTTCGGCGTATCCACGGAGATCGAGCATCTGCTTGTTGGCCTGTACGCCGCACCGGACTACACGGAGATCGACCCTGACGAGGAGATCGGACTGCCCCCTCACCTTCTGATGGCCCTCAAGCAGATGGTCATCGACCTTGAGCGTTGGGCGCTTCAAATCCCGCAGGAGCGATTGAAGAACGATGGCAGAGACTTTGAGCCTAATCAAATTGTTCGTACCGAGCGTCAGATGTCGCTTAATAACCCCATTCAGCTTGACAATTGATGTCAATGTCGCCAACTAACCACACAGAACTCTAATGCCACTGGGTAATGCGACATTTGACATGGGTGAGATCCTCACCGCAGCCTCGCAGGAGTTGCGCGACCCTGAGTTTGGTCGCCTTGGCAAGCCATTCTACGTCTCCGCCTGTCAGCGTGGGCTGACGGAGATGAACTCCCACACTAACTTTTACAAGAAGACATGGCAATCGAGCATACCGGAGAACCTGATCTTGGAGCTACCACAGGACCTGACGGAGGCGGACGGGATCTACCTGTTCAGCGGGAGCGACTGCAACATCCAGACCTCGACCATCCTGTTCATCAAGCCCAATATGTGGCACCAAGGCGGGGAAGGGTATATAGCCAACAACAAGGGGAAGAACCGGGACGAACTTCAGTGGTCGCTGAAGTGGAACGAGGCACCCCCCAATCACATCTACTTCGCAGGCTTACGCGGCGGTAATCTGTATATGTCCCCCTCTTGCAGGACCTTTGAGAAGGTGCACGTCGCATACACGGGATTGGGGATGGAATGCTTCGGGGATGACTTCCGCATCCCGCACTGGTGTCGCGAGGCCATCACAGACTTCGTCATCCACCGCGCTGCATTGGCTATGGAGCGAGAGGACCCACAATTCCTTGCACGGGTCATCCAACGCAAGGAGAACGAACTGAAGTCACCCAGCGGCTCTTGGTACACTGCCATTGGCCGCTACAAGCGCCTTGACAAGAAGGGCCGCTACGACACCACTGCGTACAACTTCCGCTTCGGCCACTTCCCATAATCATCATCGCGCTATGAATAAGGCAGAGTCTGAGGGCAACACGCGAACCGCTCCCTATCAGTCTAGGGACTTGAAAGATTATGCGTACCGGACGCAAATGTATGCCGATAGCCTTATTATGCACAATTACTACGCACGGCAAGCTAGTCTAATGCGTAGGGACCCGTCAAGGTGGATGAAAGAGTCTGCTGCGGTCACCGGCCTAATTAAAGATCCTGCTGTTGATGCTGCCGCTACTAGGCTTCAAAGGGCCGGAAGCAAACATTGGGAGGGCGGTCCACTATTAGAAGGTATATTCAGGACGGATAATGGCATTATTTACATGGGTCAGCCAACTAGTAGGTATCCAACACAAAAAGTTCTGCCTCCCATTGAAGGTGGTCCTACTAACAGGGCAACACCAGTATATTCAGCACCAACACAACCTGTATCATACAAAAAACTAAACCCCGTCCCTCGAGAAACCCTCCAGCGCATAGAGCCTCGCATTCCAATTCCTCCGTCGTCTTTTGCAAGAACACCAATTTCTGTTCCCCAGCCCAGTTATACTCGCCCTAGCTATAGATTTACACCGGGGTTTGTAGACCCCCGCGTTGCTGCCTCGGCTAGACAATCAGCCGCTGATGGAGAATTGTTAACTCGTGAGCAATTAGAATATAGAAATAGAGTAATGAGAAGGCAAGCAACTCCAATGACATTCTAAAATGCCAAAACTCCTTCACTTCCCTTGGCTGCGTAGGCTGCTGAACAAGGGCGTCAATACTGACGTCCTCCCAGAGCTCATGCCCGAGGGTACCGCAAGGGAGGCCATCAACGTCCGCCCCGGCTCCATCACTGGCAATGCCGGTGGCGCGGAGGCTATCAAGGGGGAGGATGTTGTGTACACGGTGCCCGTTGAGCAGCCGGACCCCACTGGATACGTACTCATCGGTAGCTGTACGTGCAACAACCGTCTTGTGGAATTTTGGGCAAGTGAGAGCTTTGACTTTGCATCTAGCACATTCGTTCCAATCGTTCGCGTTGATGGCGTCGTTGTGGCCCAGAGCCGCAACATCCCATACGTGTGGAATCGCCCACTGCAAATCGCTGTGGCGGATGACTTCTTTGGCACATCCATCTCTGCGAATGAAGACGCCAATGGCGTTGTAACGGGTCGTGGCGTAGTTTACCCCGCCGACCACAACTCTGCCCCACTATACTGGGACATCAGCCAGCTTTTAGCGTTTGCCCAGTCCACCCCGCAGAACCCTGCATACTTTGGCGACAACTACCAAGTTGGATTCAACTCCGTTGGGCTGTTCAATACCCCAGAGTTTCCCATACACACAAGGAACTTGGAGGTTGCCATCGGACTACCCGTTGGTCAGTATCAGTACGCCCTTCGCTACGTAACCCCCGCTGGAGACAGGACCAACATTGGCCCTTGGACCCCGCTAATTACCGTCCCATTAAATCAGTCTGAAATTCGTCCTTGGGAGCAATCTCATTACCCAGCAGCAACAACAGTCGGAGGGGTTCCCGAGCAGCCGTCTCCGTATGGCGTTGAAATTAGGTATAGGGTTGACAACATATATGGCTTTTCTGGTATTGAGGTTGTACGCAAAAAATATAACACCGCAGACAATATTGGCACTACGGAGGTTGTTAGCATTACCCAAATACAGCCAAATGAAAACTCTGTAATTACGTTTATTGACCCATCTGATGCTATTTCAGACCCAATAGCGGTTCCGGACGATGAGGCCAACATCAAAATAATTGCTGTAAATAAACCAAAGTCTGTTGAGTATTCAGACCGCCGTATTACGTATGCAAACTTTGAAACATTTCCAAAGATTGCAGCCGATGTAGAGTTTATTGAGCGCGACGGAAGGACCATCTTTCCTGTAACGCAGGGCGTATGTACTCGGTGGTTTGACCCCGACTACAATCCCAATGGTCCGAACCCAAGGGAGAATGAAAGCAACTACACGTATTGGAACGACGGGTACTCTGACCCAGTAAACAACACCTACCTAAAGAGCTTCATGCGCGGTGAGCGTTATGGCATTGGGGTGATGTTCTGGAACCAGTACACCGAGCAAAGCTTTGTAAGAGAGGTTCCTCTTGGCTCTGCTTCAGTTACCAATGAAGGATACCAATTCCCCAACAGGAGGGATAAGCGACTTGGAAGAAGCTTCGTTTATAGCGGTGGATATCAAGGGGTAAGCAATCTAAGCACCGTTCAGGCATCAAATGATTTGACCGGAACTCCCGGCGGAGTTGTGTTCCCGACATTTGAGGCGTTCTCTCAGGGGAGCGTAAGGAAAAACCGCCCTACTGGAGGCGGCAACGGCCAGCCTTGGAGTGGCTTCGGAGATATAAACAGGCTTATTTTTGACGGGTCAACATTTAGTCCATTTGGACCAACTAATCCGGTTGTCAATCCAACTCCAGCCAATAATCAAACGCGCTTATCTCAGTCGCCAAATCGTTTTGGATACACAACTGCTGTCGAAAACTCGGGGTCTTATCCTACTATTTCATGGTCCCCGGAATCGGCATACCAAGTTGGCACTGCCTCTGGCCAACAACCACTGACTGGTAACATTTGGGCGCCTCGGCATTATGCACTTGGCGGAATGATTGAGGGGGTTTCTAATATACCTAGCAATACTACCGTTATGTCTGTTATGCGAACAGCCCCTGCTGGTCGCGTAGTGGCTCAGGGGATTGCTTGCTGGAGAGTTGGTCAAACTGGCAACACGCCAACTAGTTCTGAAAGCTACACAAAAGACCGGAACAGGCTAAGTGTCCTTATTCCAGATTTTAAGAATGCGGTTGTTAGTCAATCTATTATTGACTTGTTTGAAACAAACCCAAGTTCATTTGGGATTCAGTTTGTAAGCCCTCTTGGCTTTTACACGGAGCAATACTCCGGAGCTACTCGACTTGGAGGTTTGAGAATTATTCAAAGCGGAGCATCTGATTTTTTGTCTTATGCCGGAGTACAATGGGACAATGGGCAAGTGGTAAACAATGGTCTTGAGACTGATGCTTACACGGTTCCAAGCTCTGACGCTCAGTATGTTGGGTACGGCGCATGGAGAAGCGACGCTGGAATAGCTTCAAACGTATGGTCCTCTGAAGGCGGGAATCGAGTTTTTAGCATATCTAATGTTGAATCAATTACAGAAAACCAGTTCACAAAATGGGATATTACAATAAGTGAAGATATTTACAATTATCAACTTGCTGGTTCAGGAACATCCGTAACGTCCAATTCCTCTTCAGTAAAAAATTGGCATGAGCCATGGTATGTTGTAAACATCGTCATAGACGAGGCGGTCATTCCAAATGACTCAATTGATAAATACGTTGAGACCGGCTATCACATTAAGACCGAATCTTGCATTGGTATAACGCCTTCTCAAAACCAGCAAGATGGCATCTATCAGGATTTCCCTCTTCTTAACGAGAGGCGGGGCGATGTTTACGCCAGTTATTCTTCTGTAATTCAAGCATACCCATCATCTTCCCCCGGGGATGCCGAGCATAACCGATATGTGTATGTGGACAATGGCTTGGGGGTGAAGCCATGGCTTTGCGTAACGGACAACTTTTACGCAAACGTCAATGCTCTGGGCATTCTTGCCGCACTCTCTACGGACGGATTTTTTACTATGCCGGACGGGGTTGTTATTTATGGCGTGTATAGCTTGATTGCGGCAGATGAATGGAGGTCTTCAAGCATGGAGCAATTTGTTGGAACTGTTCGGTTTGGTCAGTGGATTTCTGTTCTTGGCGGGGCCCCTAGCTTGGATGTGGCGGCTCCTTCAGATGGTTGCAGGATTCTTGTTCGCTACAATAGCTACGAGCCAATTCGATTCTTTGGTGGAGATTGCACCGTTTCTCCTAGCTTGGATGCTTTGTTTAATAGAAATTTTATGTATGGCGGAGATGGTTCTATATCAGGAAACGACCTCTCTAATTCATTTGCCGTAGATGGTCTTCCGATGCCATACAGAAGGTGGTCAAAAGCTTCCGGGTATGAAGTTCCTCTTATTTCGGCATTGCCAAGCGGAGAAAACATAGCAATGCCCGATAACCTTCTATTTGGCCAAAGCGCAAAAAGGCAGTGGGCTGTTTATTGGGACGCTGAACAACGGTCCGCAATTAGGCACTCTTCAAGTTCGGCAAACGGGCCATTTGAGTGGCCGAGAATTGGCTACTTGTTAAAGTGGGCCGGATCATGGAGTACAAACATAAATGATGATCTTTACTCGTACCCAACAGATGTAGATGGGTATAACCTGAACGCAATATCAAATTCGGCGCTAGGTGGGTTTACTTTAGGTAGTTCAATCAATCCCAACTACATTAAGCAAGCCCCTGTGACTGGATTTGGTGTCCCGTTTGTAAGTTCGGGCGGCACCTTTGAGGAAAAGTTCTACTTCCCCACCGGGCTCATCGCTTCTGCCGAGTTCAATCAACTTGTACAGGATTCTCCAAGCTTGAGGACGTTCACCGAGCTGACCTTGAAGACCATCAGCGAGGAGAACGGGGAGATTAAGACCATCGCCTCTGCGCTGGCTGGCGGTGGCCGAAACCTCTACGCATGGACCGACAACGGGGTATCTCGCGTCCTGACCAACAAGAACGTGCTTACGGGGGCCTCCGGAGAGCTTATCTCCACTCAAGCGGTAGAGAATTACTGGGGCGAGGAAATGTGGATCAGTCGGAACATTGGCATTCCTGATCAGATGTGGCAGGCGTTCGTCAAGGGCTACGCCCCAACTGGAGACGGGTATGCGGACAACTTCTTCTGGGCCAACCGCAATAGCCTGTATCGCATGGTGGGTGACAGCATCATCGACATTGGTCGCGAGAAGTTCCTTGCGTATATGCTACCAATCCTGCGTAACTATCCCCGTACCTATGTCCCGGGAACCAATGGCTTCTACAACGCCAAGTACAACGAGGCGTGGATGTCATTCAATGAGGTACTTGACGAGAACAACAAGGCGTCAAGGAAGTTGGTGGTCTTCAACCCCGAAATCAACGCTTGGAACGGGTTGTATACGTATGACTTTGATGGATACACTCAGGTGGGCAATGACGTGTTCGGTCACCGTGAACTACAAACCTTCAAGCTTGACCAAGGGTGGACCATCAATGACGCTACCCGTGAGGCGTCCATCACCGTGCCAATGGCCGTGGACAGGAACAACGACATGGACAGCTTTAAGGAGTTCATCCGCTGGCGCGTGGTTGGAAGCAAGCCTGACAAAATGCAGATCCTTGACCCTGACTTCGTGGTCATGTCCCAGATGCCCAATCCCTTGGTCTTCCCTATCAACCCGCTGTGGGTAAAAGAGTACGACGGATGGGAGGGATGGGCAGACAGGACCCTTGCATCATACGATTCCCAAAGGAGACTCCCGCAAAAGCGTTATTTTTACCTTCGATTGATCTGGAACAGGGAGGAGGACGTCAATGCCACTTCTCTGAGTGGACAACTAAAACCGATAAAATAAGATGGCTCTACCGCTTATTCTAATGGGAGCTGCCTTTGCAGCCAATGCCGTCACTGCTGGTGTACGGGCAGGCAAGGCCAATAAGCTTGACAAGAAGTACGAGCAGATGGAGGCGAACCTCCAGCCCGTAAGTCCAGAGCAGATTGAGTATCTCAATCGCGTAAAGTCCCAAGAAAGGGCTATGCGAATGGGCACCGACATCAGCTCGGCGGTGGGCAGGCGTGGCATAGATCAATCACTATCGACAACGCAACGCAATCTTATGAAGATGGGCTCTTCAGGAGTTAGCAATATGCTCAGGGCTCAAACTGGAGCAACTCAAGGATATGCCGATCTTGCCGGGCGATCACAGCAGTCGGCAAATCAATTGTTCATGTTCCAGCATCCGATCATTGAGGGGATGAGCAAGGCTAGGTACGACCTTGAGCGCAGCAAGTCTCAGCGAGTAATGGCTCAAGGCGCAATGATGCGTCAGGGCGCTAACGAGGCAATGAGTGCTGCTGTTGGCAGTCTTGCAGCCGGTGCAGACTATGCAACCGGAGGAACCGGCGGACTCGGATAAAACTTGAGAACAATGGCTTTATTAGATAATATTAGACAAGTCGTCAGGAGTGCAGGCGGTGCAGCCCCTGATCAGTTATTCCCAATAGAAACTGATAATAGGAGGGACGCGCCCATCATTGATCAAGAGGCGGCGGACCAAGCGGCGGCAGCCCAAGCGGCTGCTGATGAAGCCGCACAAAATCAAGGGTATTCCTATTCTCCCCCACAGCAACAACAAGTCCAATCCGCCACATATACCAACGAGGACTTCTATCCCGGCCCAGCCGACCCCGCTCAGTTCGCATTTAGGGAAGGATTGCAAGTGGTTGCTCGTCCCGGACGTATGCCGATGGGAGCAATTGCCAAGGCGGCTGCATCAATCGAGCGAAAAAGGCAGCAGACAAATCAAGCGAAGGATGAAATAGCCGACCTTATTAACAGGAGGGTTAATATCAAGGACCCTAATAGGCAGCAGGCTTTTAATGAGTATGCTAGCGGCGTCGTTCAAGAGCAGCTTGAAGGCTTTGCTGATTCGGAAATACAAGCAGCCGCGCAAGCAGAGAAGGATAAAATACAAAAGAAGGCTGATAAGATTAGAAAAATTCAGACTAAGAGCAGACTTATTGATAAGATTGGTCTAGGCGAAGTATTTGATCAGGAGGAGAAGAAGAAGAAAATGCTTGTTGATGCTGAGAAAAGGACAGCGCAACTGGTCGGCATGGAAGATGCCTTGAAAGATGCATTTTTCAAAGACCCAAATAAGGTTAATAAACTATACGCTGAAGTAGCAAAAGACCCAAGGAAGAGGGGGATTTTACTTGAAAAAATGCGTCAGCTTGAGGCGTATGGCAGGGTGATGGACAAGAACTATGAAGAGGCAAAAAAGTATTATGAGGATTACCGTAATCCTTCAAAGGAATTTGTCCGAGACGAGTATCTTCGTTCGCGGGCAGAGCGCATCTTAAATCCCGATTTCTATGGAACGAAAGATGGAGAAATTGTCTATGAGGGTAAAATTGAAGACTTGCTAGCAGACAATACTGCTTATAATAGGGCAGTAACCCTTAACGACTATTTCCAAAGGCAGGTTTTGAATTCTGCAAATCAAGTCAGTTTTGCCACAAAAACATATGACCCAGTATCTAAAGCAGGATACTGGCTTGTTAAGGACGGAAAAGATTGGGAAGATTTCAAAGATGTGCAATCCATTGAGCTTGCAAACAGAGCTCCTGAAGCACTTCAGGATTATTGGGAAAAGAAAACCGGAGAAAAGATTAGCAATGATGCGGACCTTAAAAAGGCGGCAAAGGACTATTTAGATGGAATGCTTCCGGCCAAATATGAGCAGAAGATGACCGTAAAGCCTGTTAGCGGCGGGGGCGGTGGAGGTGACAACAAAACCGAGTATGCTACTGGGGGCGTCGCCAATACCGAAACGATTATACCTGATGCAGCTCAAGCATATGGGATGACTCCAATGCAGGGCGGCACTATGAGTATCCTTGCTGTTCCGCTGTCAATGACCACTGGCGGCAAGGCCGTTACCCCCGAACCGTTAGATTTCCAAAAAGGAAATAAGAATGTTACGATGATTCCGCTGAGGGTCGAGATGAATAAAGCAAACGGTCTGGCTTACGTGGTTGGACTTGATGCCAATGATGAGACCGTAAATAATATAATAAAAAAGGAAGGAGAGATTGATTCTTGGGAGATGGAAGCATCGGGCCTCACGATTAAGACAACAGGTTCTGACGGCAAGGTAACCACTAGAAAAATAACAAGCAAACCAATTGTGTATGTCCCTATCAACGGGTCAGCCCCAGATGCAAACTATAACTTGCTTCGATTGCGTGACAACTGGACTGGCGTAGAGGCGTTACTTAGAGAGAATATGGCGGCACCAAACCCTTCAGCCGGACTTCCGGTTCGGTAAAAACAAGGCAAAATGAGAAATCAAACCAAGGATGACAGGTACATGATTGTAACCCTGCCCAATGGCAGGCAGATGGAAGTGCCTAAAAACGCGACCCAAGTACTGGTTGCAAAAGAGGCGATAGCGGCGGGGTACATTTCAGAGGAAGAGATGTACCGGGGCAACAAGCCACTTGCCGATGCAATGGGCTACAAGGGTCCGCGTCAGCAGACTCCGCAAGTGCAGGGAATTGAAGACCCAACATCTTCCACAGAGCCCTTTAGTGGCCCTTTTGGCTCCGCCCCCTCTTCCGAAATGGGGCAAACTTCGTTAAATGGTTTCGAGGGGGAAGAGTCCTTGAAGCCGTCTTCTATTGGCTCGGCAGGTCCTGCGGCTGGTGCTCAAGGGCGCCTTTCTTTGTCTCCCGATGCTACGCAGTTTCAGCGAGGTCCTTCCGCAGTGGCTGGAACTCCTCCACCAGCCAAACAGCCGCCTCCTCCTGAACGGCCTCAGGGCTCAGTATTTATTGGACGCGATGGAAGGCGAGTTGAAATACCGCAAGATGGTACTACTCGTTTTGCAATGGGCGGAGGCAGGATGGTGCCAGTTACCCGGCAAGAAGACCCGTGGACAAAAAGTATAGGAGAGTTTCGGAACAAGTCACCAGAACTTTTGGCAAGGGAGGGGGTGTTTATTCGCGAGTATTTAAGGGGATTGGAATTTTATAAGGATTTTAATGATCAGTATTTAGAAAGGTCATCAAATCGATCAGATAAGCTAGAGCCAAGGCTACAGGCGCTGTATGATAAAGAAACGGGTAGGATTGCCGAAGAAACTGTAAAATGGAAAAAATATATTGAAAAATACGAGCCATATATTTCTTCAACAATAAGCCAAGACATAGATAAGTTAGCTTCTTCAGAAAAGGCGCGAGATTTTTATACTATTGACAAAAATGGAGCTATCGATGTTGACCCTCAAAAGGTTTCCAAATATGTAGACAATGCCTTGGCGGCCTATGGCGTGAAGGATACTCCGAATTTGGATATGCGAGACATGTGGACAAAGTCCGCAATGGCGTCCATTGAGTCTGTCGAAAGGCAAAAAGCGGGGATGAAGAAAGTCGAGGAGGCTTATGGCGAGGTTGAAAGCAAGTTGGTAAAGCCCCCTGATATTGATGCGCCGAGGAAGAAAATTGAATCTATAGCAAATAAGTACAGCGAAAAAGCCAAGCAAGAAATTGACGCATTTGACAAGGATGTTGTATCCCCTCAGCGGCAGCAACTTGAAAGTGAGTACAATAATGCTTTTAGTTTTATTCAAAAAGAAGCGGAAAAAATAGGCTCCATTTACTCTTCTGGTGGGATGAGTAAAGAGCAGTATGATGCAGCATATTCTAAATTAGAATCACAGGCAAAAGAGACGGAGGGCGCTTACAAGCAGAAGTACTCCGACCTTGTAAAGGCCGTTGAGCAAAGGGTCGCTTCCGTCAATTTTAGGTGGAACCAATCCTATCGGACAGAAGCTCAGGCCGAGCAAGATGCATACAATGCAAGCATAGATGCATTTAACAAGCAGCTTCAGGCCACATACGAAAGCCCTGAAGTTCGTTTGAAAATAAAACAAGCGTACAAAGAAGGATATCAGCAGCAGGCCGAAAAAGAGCTAAGGGCTCAGGAAAGGTCCGACAAGGAGAGGTACGAGAAAGGCATTGATCCATTTGATATGAGTTCTGGTGTCGCCGCACTGGATAGGTACACCAATCCGTTTGCCACCATGCCCTTTAATCGCCAAATGGCAAGGCTGTCAGAGCGATACGTAAAGGGCCTTTCAAGTGCTGTCAAATCCTTTGGCACCGCTCTTGGCTCTACCGACTTGTATGAAGTCGGTCTTGCCGGTGAGAATAAGTGGAATCTTCCGCAGCTTGAGAACAAGGGGATGAAAGACCTTGGCTCACTGGCTTGGTTTGAGAGGCAGGCGGAGCTTGGTGGGTATATGACGCCCGGTATCGGAGCCACTGCCCTTACTGCCGCAGCAACTGCTCCTATGGGCGGCAGCGGGGCTGCTTTGACTGGAAGGTTCTTGCTCTCTGGCTTCTCTGGATGGGTAAGCGAAACCGGGCAGATAACAGCGAGCGTTAGGTCCAATGTCCTTGAGGCTACTGGAAGCATTGAGAAGGCCAACAAGGCTGCGGAAAGGGCCTTTGACTCACAAGTTGCCATCTCTGCTTCGTATCTCCTTGAGGGCGCCCCGTTCATCAAGATACCGTTTCTGAAAGCAGGGAGGGTTATGTCCACTCTTACTGGATTTGGCGCGGAATACGGACAGGAGTTGTTTTTGCAAGAAGGACCACAGCAAATCGCTGAGAAGCGAATTATGGCAGAAGCCAAGGGCGATATCAAGCTCGGCGAAGGGCTTATGGCCGCTTACGACAACTTTTATCAAGGGGTTGCGGATATGATGGCCCCCGTAGAGACCATCACCGGCACCAAGCCAAGCGAGTTTGAGCAATTGGCTGTAGACCTTATCGGTATAGGTGGTATGGGTGCCGTTGGAGGGTACAGGGACGTTGGCGCTCGAAACAGGCAAACGGCCAATGACATAAAGTCATTGCTTGCCAACGATGTTATTGCAGAAAGAATAAAGAATGGAGACTTCCAATGGATAAATTCAATTGTTGAGTCTAGGGGAGAGGCGTTTGCTAGTTCTCTTGTTGGCCAGTTCCACGTTGCTGGGCAGATTACCAACGAGCAAAAGGTAAAGTTTGATAGGAACATTGAGTCCGCTGCCATTCTTCAGGATGACGTGCAGAGGCTTGGTCTGAAGGGTGATGAGGCCCTTGTTTACAAGGCTCTTGCCGGGAGAGCTTCGGCTGCTCTTGAAGTAGCTAAAAGCGAAGAGAAGGACATTATTAAAAAAGTACACGAGGCCGAGGCTAGGGAGCTTGAGCGTCAGATGGAAAGCATTGCCATGGGCAATGGGTTTACCGGAGCCGTAGTAACTACGCCCAATGGCAAGAAGATATTTATGGCCGAAAAAGAATTCAAGGATGCTGTCAATGACACTGAGTTCTTGGGCACAGTTGCAATGCTCGGGTTGCAGAGAAATGGCGGAATTCAGATAACTAACTATGGCCCCGGATCAGATGTGGCCCTTACTGAATTTTGGGAAAATGTAATTGAGGTGCAGAACGGGATGTCCAGAGACGTTGGCGCTGTCAATAAAAAATATGGAACCGTTGTTGACTACGTTGTAAACACTTCCAGCCCAGAACAGAGCGGCATAAAGGTCATGGCGGAGGGTCGTCCAGAGGACAAGGCCAATGCCGAAGCTTTGTTGCACAGGATTGGATATAATGTTATCGGGTACACGCCCCCTGCCAAGGTTGAGCCAATAACCGAAGAGGAGCTTGTAGCGGAGACCGTTAAATCAACAAAGCCAACTGCTGAAGCTCCTTCAGTTGTTGCAGAAGAAGAATTTACAATTGATGATGCCAAGGAGCTTGTTGGGAAGGTTGTTGAATATCGCGGGCAAGAGGGGTATCTAGATATTGATGAGGGCGGCAAAACTACGTTCACTGTCGTAGGTGGAGGCAAAATCTACGAGATAGGCACTGAGGAGGACATGCAAGCATTGGCCAACGTGACCGAGGTGCCCATCGATAACGTGGTCAACGAGGATGGCTCCATTACCATTGGCAACAAAACATTCGTGGCCGATATTGGAGCAGCAGACATCACCCGGGACAATGATGGAGGGATATACTCAGTTGAGATAGAGACCGATGATGGCGTCAAGACCTTCTATGGCGACTTGGCTGCGACCATCATTTACGAGAATCAGCTACGCACGGTAAGGCAGGATGAGAACCTTCTTGCTCAAATAGAAACAAACATCACTACAGATGCAGAAATCAAGTCCCTCATCGAACAAGAGCGAGACAAGCAAAAGCGTCGCCTCGCGAGGAGAAAAGCTAGAAAGGGCGCTAAGGGGCCTGTCTCCCAGCGCGAAACTAAAGGTACTAGAACTGGCGATGGAAAAGAGCAGGCAGCAGAAGTAGAGGGAGAGGCCAAGGATTGGACCAAGGAAGAGATGGACGAGTTTAATGCTCTGATGGAGCGGGAAGAACTTGACACCATTGAGAAGAGGATGGCTGATTTTGTGGCTGAGAACAAGAAACACTTCAGCACGACCAAGGGCGGCGTGAACACTATTCGCATGAAGGCGCCCAAGGCCGTCAAGAAGGCATGGGCCGACATGCAGGACACCCTTGAGTACAAGAAGCTTCGGGAAGCAGAACAAGAACAAACACCAACAGCAGATGCCGTACAAGAGCGAACAACAGAGGAAGTGGGCGCACAGCCCGTCGGGCCAGAAGTCACTGGGCAAGAAGGGGGTGCAGGAGTGGGACCGAGCGTCCAAGGGCCTACAGCTCCCCAAGCGGGCGGGCCGCAAGGGCAAGTAGCCCCTACTACCGAACCTGCTGCCGAAGGCCCCGTAAGGCCGGAGGCACCCGCAGGGCCAGCCCCCGCTACTGCTCCTACGCCCAACAAAAAGACAGTTGCCAAGATGAAGGACCTCGCCAAGGCGGAGAGTGGAACCGAGACCAATAATGATAGCCGAAAAGCCAAGGCGCAGAAAAAAGTCGATGCGCTTCTTAATTCAGATGCTAGACTAATGGAAGTAAGAGATAACTTTGACAAAGCCGTTGAGGAACTAGAAAAAGCAGGCAAACTTCAGGTAAGCTGCCGCAAGTAAACTTTAAGTACAATGCCCGTAAAAACACCCAAAACACTCGATAAGCTGGTCGTATCCAAACTCCTTGAGCGTCTCAAGGACGAGTACGATGCCATGTACTTTTACACCTCCGTAGCCAACTGGTGCCAAGGGAAGGGGTATGAGGAGGCTGCAAAGTTCTTCCTCAAGGAGGCGGATAATGAGAAGGGCCACGCCAACAAGATTGAGAAGTACGTCACCGACTGGAACGTGTTCTTTGAGCTCCCAACCATCGACCAGCCCAACAAGGAGTACCGTGGCTTGATCGACGTGGTGGAGCAAGCCTACGACATTGAGTACGCCCTGTACGAAGCCTACGAGGAGACATCCAAGGAGATGTTCTCCCTTGACCTGTGTGTGTTCGACTTCCTCACCCCGCTGCGTCTTGGTCAGAATGAGAGCGTGATCGAGTACAGCGACATGCTCAACGAGCTTCAGACCATCGCTGCTGACGTAAATAGTTTCGCCCTCTACTACTGGCAAAAAGAGAAGTTTAAGTAATGGCTTTGAACTGCAAAATCAACGAGCGCATCTTTACCTTTGAAGGTAAGGACTACAACTACAACGAGTTCCGTGCTTTGATGTACGATGGACTCCTTGAGCGCATCCCTGAACTTACTGCCGAGACCAAGGAGGCTCTCAAGACTGAGGAGGGGAAGGAGAAGGTCAAGAAGGAGGTTAGTCGCCGGGATGAGCTTAGCGGGCTAAAGAGGGGCGGGAAAAAGCCAAGCATAAATAAAATGAAGTCTCCGCGTGAAGAAAAGGCGGAGAATGAGAATAAGATGGCCAAGACCGGCTCCAATAGGATGTCTGCTCACGGGGCCAAAAGATTGCTTGGGCTGATCAAGCCCAAGCTCAAGGTGGTTGAGTTTGCTGAGAACGAGGTTGATAAGTTCAACGAAACTTTTAAGCGCCTTAGCGGGAATACGGAGATTGTGGCCAGCAAGGAGTACGATGGCTTTTACGACTCTTCGGGCGATGGCACTGTGTATTTGATTGCAAAGCCCGGCCAACAGCGCGTACTTGCTCACGAGGTGATGCACCCTGTGTTCAACGTATTGTTCAAGGGCAACCCTAAGCTGATGGATGACTTCTACGCCCAGATCAAGGCGGATGAGCGGCTCAAGAAGTACATTGAGTTCGGCGCCCGGTATGAGCCGGGAATGACCGAGAAGATGGAGGCCATCACTGATTTCCTTGGTGCTGTTGCCGACGGAGAGCTTGATGAGATATTCAAGAAAGACCCTTCGCTCAAGCAGATGGTCATCGACTTCATCAAGAAGTTGCTTGGGTACGTAGGGTTGTCCAAGGATGTTGAGATATCGGGGGACATGGACATGATGACCCTTGCGGGTCTTATCAATGACGCAGTAAGGTACAATGCCCGCTTGCGAGTGGAGAACATCTCTGCCGAGCCGGAAAGCGGGGTATACACGCACATCTTTGGCCCTACCGGCAAGCTGACCACTCAGGAGCGCGATGGCTTGGCTGCTGCTATGGCAGCGCATCAGAACGGGGCTACGCAGGAGGAGACCAAGAAGTTGAATGGCTGGTTCATTGGCCCAGACGGCAAATGGAGGAAGTACTCTGAGCCATTCCAAGCAAAGCTTATTGGCAGCCCCTCTGACCCTGACTGGATTATTCCATTTGCATTTGACAAAGATGGAAATACCCTTCCCGGAACTGTGTTAGAAGACATTTATGACTTTCCTGAACTATATAAAAAATACCCATCCTTAAAATACATCCCAGTAGAACTTAAGAATCTTACTGGTGACAATGAATTAGCCGCTGGACTTTTTACCGGCTTAAACATTGTGTTAAATAAAAAATATATAAACAACGCAAACTCTTTATTAGAAACTATTGCTCACGAGGTCCAGCATGCTATCCAGCAAGAAGAAGGATTTGTTCTCGGCGCACAAAAAAAATATGCGTTGTATTTGCTTAATAAAGAACAAAGAAAAACTTATGTAAATTATGTAAAAAATATACTTGATGCGGCTGAAAAGGAGTTAAATGATTACGGCAAATTAAACAATTTTTTATCTCAAAAAAATAACAAAAAAGAATTAGTAGAAACATTTAACAAAATTGAGTACGCAGCTATTCAGATGGACTCTGGTCTGTGGGAAGAGGCTATTGATGAATTGATTGAAAAGGCTTACGGGAAAGATTTTCAAAAAAAAGATATTTCAAAATATAGTGATATTAGGGCTGAAATTGAAAAAACAATAGAAGAAATACTTGAAAATGGCGCGACTGGTCAGGAGGTGATTGACTTAATGGCAAAGTCGTTTGGAAGAGGAATTATTGGAAATGTACAAGTAGCAAAACAATTCATAGAATTAGCAGAAAAAGACATTTACTCAAATACTCCAAAGTCAGTTGACTATCTTTTGGAAATTGAAAAAATTGCAAAAGACCATGTTGCGCAGATTGATTTAGATTATTTAGCTTATTATATGTCTTATGGGGAGGCGGAGGCAAGGCTTGCCGGTAGGAGGGTTGTTTCAGAAAAATCATCACAAAAAGAAGGGGAGACTATTTCACCGATTGAAAAATCCAAAAATTCTACAACCGAAGCTGGCAAAAAAATATTTGGTCAGCTATCCGTATATGCAGAATCCGATGTAAAAATAGCCAATCAGCTTAGCAAATCAAAGGGCAAATCTTTTGTTGCTAGTATGGCGCTAGGAGCCGAGGGTGAGTTGTTCTTTGCAAAGAAGGCTCCGTCGGAGAAGAAGTTCATCCCGCAAGAGGAGCTTGACAATGCAATTGAGTCGGCCATCACTGAAGATGAGAATTGGTCGGCAATGAGCCAAGAAGAAAAAGCCAAAATCGCATATGATGCGGCAAAAGCTTCGCTCAAAGAGGACTCTAACTGGTATCAAAAGCTTGATCTTGATGGGAAAAGAACTGCTTTGAAGGAGCTTCGCTCTGACATCTATTCATACCTTGGCGCAAAGATGCCGACCAAGGAGGAGGCAAGGGCAGAGAAAGAGGGGCGCAGGAAAGGTGTTGCCGAGGGTCGTGCAGAGGGAAGGGCCGAAGAGAAGAAGGCAAGCGAGAAGAAGCTGGAGCGAGAGAAGGAACTTCGCAAGGAGCAAAGGATTGAGCTCAAGGAGCAGATCAAGACCATGCGCCAGCGCATGAACGAGCTCTTTGACAAGGTATATGAGGCGTCTAAAAAGGGCGCTATTGCTGGAGAAATCCATGGTCGTCGCGAAGAGCGCAAGAGGGCGGAGGCAGAATTGAGCAAGAAGCTTAATGCCGCCGAAGTAGAGAAGAACAAGCTGGCCCAAAAGCGCCTTATGCAGGGGTACGCCCAAGGCATTGCCGATGGAACGCTAGGAGGAGAAATAATTGGCACTCGTCGTGGCCGGAAGCAAGCGAGGCAGGAGATGTCCAAGGAAAGGAAGCAGTTCTCTGAACTGGTGAGGGAGTTGTTCTGGGACATAAATACCGGCAAGATGCTTTTGCGCGGCACTGTTGGTCGATTGCAGGCGTACTCCATTGGCAGGGCTGCTGCAATGGTTGACCCGGGCAACCCCAAGCACATCGTCAAGTTCAAGGATATGGTCATTCGTATTCTTGAGAATGCCAACTATGCAGCAGACCTATCTGATGCCAAGAAGGCGAACCGAAAGGCACGGAAGCTATCGAAGTCCAAGGCGCTCCCACTAAACCACAGGGAGGCGCTTGCTGCACTTGCTGCGGTGGACGTTAGCATGATATCCGACCCAAGGGAGTATGCTGACCGCGTTGTTGAGTACTTCGACATTGCTGTAAGCGTAAAGAAAGACCAGTACGAACAGCGTAACTCTTCTGAAATGGAAGACTTCGCTGAGAAGCTTGTTCAGGAGAATATCGAGCAGTACAGGAAGCTCCTTATGGATGAGTACGGCTTGGACGACATTGGATATGTTGACCCGAAAGAACTATATGACGCTTTGGAGAGCGGCGTATTTGATGCGGGCTACAAGGACATGTCTCAGGAGAAGAGGGAGGCGGTCAGGAGGAAGGTCAAGACCTCTGCCGAGTACGCCAAAATAGCCCTCGATGAGTGGATCAAGGACGCAAGGCTTCAGGGCGTTGTCGTTGGCCAAGAGCTTAGCCCGACGCAGAGCAGGATAGTGGACAGGTTGGCGAAGGCTGATTTTGACAACATGGGCCTTCGTCAGATGATGCAGTACATCAAGGTTGTTGATAACATCGTGATGAACGACTCGTTCGACAACGCTGAGAGGGCTGCTATTTTGGCCGACATATCTGCGAATCTCGAGGATGCGTTCAATAGCATCAGCCCTTCCACGGTAAAGGCGCTGAAGGGCATAAGGATGCAGACCATGTCCATCGCCGACCTTAACCGGTATTTCTGGGGCCTTGATGGCATTTTCTCAGCCGTGCAAGAGAAGCTTGGCGTTGGCAGGTACATCAACGCAAAAGAAAATTACAACAAAGCGATGAATGAAGTCGGTCAAAAGGTGACCGAGTTCTATCGAGGGCTATACAAAAAGGACCCTAACGCATTCTCAAAATCTAGCATGGCGCTAGAGGGGGCCGTTGCGTATGTAATTCAGTCCATGCCCGGAATGTCGGCCATGAACGGATTTGAGGCTCGTAAAAAAATCCTGCTGGAGAACATCGCTGAGCTGTTAAAGCGCAACGACGCCAAGTACAGGGAGCAGGCGGAACTGCTTCAGAAGGCATACGATGAAGTAATTAAGGACGCAAAACTTCCCAACGAGCTACTTGGCAAATTGCAAGGCGCAAACCCTGCGATTTACGAATCCATTGAGTTCTTGATCAATGTGACCAAGCCGTACAAGGAAGCTATTCGCGAAAACTCCAGAACTCTTTGGGACGAAGGCGGAAATAGGGAGAGTGGAACTTGGGATGACCCTCACTATATACCTATCGCCTACACCAAGATAGCTGAACGAGCTACTGAGACCATTAACGAAGAAGATGTTCCGAAGGCAACTAAGACGATGCTCAAGACGCTTCCTCAGAAGCTTAAAGAAAGGGTTAGGTACAATCAGCTTCCGGAGAACAAATTGATTGATCTGAACCCGAGGGGCGTGACTTTGTCATCGCTGAACAAAAACTTGTTCGATGCGATCGTTGGAGAGTCATTGACCTATATCGCTGAGTTTATGGACACCCCGGGCGTTGCGGAAAACGTCTTTGGCGGCAATGACAACAAGGAATACTATCGCGAGAATTTGCACAGATGGGTTGCCAAGTATTATCAATCAGAGCGTCAGGATCAGGCGGGCAAGGTTATTAACAGGGCAATAAATGGAATGCGCGAAATGGCGGTTGCCGTTCGTCTTGGAACTGTTCTTCAGCCAATTAAGCAGATGCCAGAGGCCCTTATTCAGTCTGTTATCTTGACTGGCAATTTTGATGGGTTTAGCAATATGTTCAAGCTTGGCGGACCCATGAAAGAAAATGGGGCCATAGAGCTGATGTCAAAATATGCTATTGGCGATAGGGGCTCAACAATTGCCGGAAATGAGTGGGAGGGCATAATGTCCAAGCACTATCGCGATGTTGAAAGAGCCCTGCTTGCAAAGGGAGGCTCTGTGCCGGAAAAAACCTATAGATGGCTGCGCGGTGCCCTAATGAAGCCGTTGTCTGCGTCCGATGGCCTTGTGGCAAAGGCTGCATGGATGGCGCATTACGAATACCAAAGGAACAAGCAAGGGTTCAAGGTAAAGAGTTGGGATACTGAGGCTAATCAACACGACAGCGATACTCTTCGTCAGCAAGCGGCCATATACGCGGAGACCATGGTTGACTACACCATGGTATCCAGCGACCCGACAAAGGCATCTGTATTTGCAACAAAGGGCAAGAGCTGGGGAGGGAATCTTGCTAAGGCTATGTTCTTTATGTTCTCTGGATTTTCTATTCAGTCTGCCTCAAGGTTGGGTTTGGACATGTCTGATCTATTCAGATATACAACTCAAAAGGCATCTGGAAATCCAAATGCAGATAAAATTGCTGCTGGAAGGTCATTTGCTTCGTTGGCCGCTCGGACCAGTGGGGCTGCTGTGTATTGGTCTACTGTTTCTTATTTGGTTCCAATGCTGGTCCAAGGCATGGCTAATATTTGGGTGGCCCTAGCAGAGCAAATGGATGATGACGATGACGATGACAAGACGTTTGAGTTCATCGTTACTGCTGCGATTGCAATGCGTTATGCTGGAATGCTCTATGGTGACGTTGAGCAGAGCATCACGCTTGCAGCGCAAGAAAAGTCCAAGAAAACGATTGAGAAGAAGCAAGAGATGCTTGTAACCGCCATTACTGGTGACAGTGGCAAGTACAAGGAGGCTATGGCTGGCGCGAAGGAGAAGGAGCTGTCCCAAAAGGCGCTGGACAAGTGGAATAGGTGGAAGGTGGGGTTCTTCTCCAGCTTGATTGGTGCAGACGTGCAGATGACGCTGAATGCTGGAATTATTGATGGTATCAACTACGTCTCTTACGTCATGCACACGCAGGCGAAGGACCCGTCCACTATCGACAAGAAGGGCGGCACCAAGTCATTTGAAAGCTGGATCAAGGACCAAGAGAACCCTGTGTTCTATCGATACGAGTACAAGTATGGCAAAACCGTCATGGATGAGCAGAACATGGGTCTACTTGACATCGTATTTGGCATTTTGCCAGAGGCCAAGCGTAAGCTAGACAAGACTCTTGATATGTTTGATAAGGCCGAAGGGAACGAATGGGACATTTTGCCCGGAGAGTCGGGGGAGGCGTATAAAAAGAGAATTTCGGAATACGCAAGGGAAAAAAGGGATGAGCAGCGAGGCGAGACGCGGAAGCCCAAAAAGACGGAAGGGGGTGGGCGATTTAAGTATTCTTCTTTTATACCAACGGAGTAGCGGCATCCTAAAATGAATCGCAACCTCCTGACGCACACAGAATTACGCTTATATTTGCCCCATGCTCCAGATCCAAGGCCGTGTTTGCGAGGGGTGCGACCGGTTCAGCTACGTTGACACCACTGGTCAGTACGATGCAACGACCAATCCTACTGGATATGGTCCCGCGAATATCATCGAAGGACCCCTTGACTTTGACACCTACACCCTTGACGTGTGGTTCCCCGGGAGTGACGTGAACGGCCCAGCCGACTATACGTACAACCTACAGACCAGCGTCCCCACGCCGGACGCCAACGACTATTACAATTGGGTTATCACCAAGTCAATGCTTGGTGTGAGCCGGTTGATCAGCGGGGTGTGGAACATGAGGGCAACTGGTGTAAGGCTTGGCATCACCTACTACGCTGACGTTGAGTGCATCTTCACCGAAGACCTTGCATCGCAGGTGGACAGGAAGATGCTCACCTACGACCCAATGTGCCCCTGCAAGAAGGGGTGCGAGAACCCGCCCGAACTGTCCATGCAGTTGCTGACCATCAAGTGTGGCGGCATCTGCGACTCTGAGAAGGCACAGGGGGCTATCTCCAACTTATACACACGAGTTAAAAACTGCTGCTGATGTCCTGCGGATGTTCCTCTTCTCCCTGCGGTTGCAATACACCCAACATTCCCCGTGGGCCGAGGGGGTTCCAAGGGCCAGCCGGACCTGCCCCCAATATCACCATTGGCGATGTCGAGACGGGGTCAGCGGCTGCTACCATCACCGGCACCAGCCCTAACCTTACGCTTGACCTGACCATCCCTCCGGGCACCCCCGGCACACCCGGCGCACCCGGAGCCCCGGGAGCCAATGGAATACCAGCATTCGCCAGCTTGGCGGCTGGGTTCACACAGCCAACGATTGGGTTCTCTGTTGGCATCCAGACCGACGATTCGTTTCAGTGGGCTGTCATTGGTGAGCCTATCTTCATCGCCGGTGGTGGTAAGTACACGGTAACTGCAACCCCGACACCACCATACAACATACTCGGCGTCACTAACGACGGTGGACCGGGCAACGCGCCCGCGACTAGTTTTATAGCAGCCACGGGTGCTCCAGCGCAGGTGACCCCAACTGGGCGTGACGGACAGGTCGGAAACCCCGGCCTGCCCGGAGCCCCCGGAACCCCCGGCCCTGCTGGCATAATCGAAGTGGTCAACACCATCCCGGTTGCAGCACCACTGCCCAACAAGACCTTCGTCATCTACACCGACAGTACGCTCACCCCAACGGTCATCACTGGGTATAGCTGGAACGGAGTAAGCTGGGTGGCTACGGCGAACCTGACACCCGCCGCTGGCAGCCAGATCTTCTCGACCGTTGGCATCCCCGGTAGTGGAACTGGCAACAACGGAGACTGGGCCTTTGACTCCGTGAGCCTTGAGGTCTACTACAAGGTGGCAGGGAGTTGGACGAACCCGTTCACGCTGGCTGCGACCTTCACACAGGTGGCTACTAATAGCGGTGGTGACATGGGACCAGTTCCCGTCCGCACTCCCAGCGTGGTGGGCTTTGACCCACTAGCTGTAAACTTTACCGTTGGCCCGGGCACATACACGCTCGACCTTCAGTACCAAGGGTTTGCCATTTCGGCGGACAAGAACATTGATCTGGCTTGGAGCGACACATCGTTCAACTACCACGGGGTGTGGGAGGTTCAGATTGAGAACGTGGACGGGGCGTCGAGCATCGACATCGACATTGTCGCTGGCGCTTGGGCAGAGAACGCATCCTTGGGACTGACCTTCCCAATCACCTTGGCCGCTAGCGACATTCAAGTGTTCGTGCTTCGCAAGCCCATGACCGGAGCCCGCATGATCATTGAAAATACTTACTTGTTAAGCAACCTCCCGTAATGCAGATTACCGACGAGGTCATCGAGATACGCAGGATTAACTACGTCTGTTGCGCCATGTCCTACATGAGCAAGTATTTGGACGGCCTGAAGTATGGAGACGCATCGTGCAGTAATAACCGCAACCTGTGGCTGTATATGCTGTGGGCCAAGAGCGTAGCAGACCGAACCCCACTGTCAACCGAGGACGAGGGGTGTGTCAGCTACGAAACGGCTGAGGCTGTGTTTGAAAAAGCCGACTGCTTGTGTTCTTCTTGCGGGTGTCCTCCAGAGGATGGGACCAGCGACTTCCCACCCACCGACTCCTGTGAGCCTGTCATTGACTTCAACGTCCTTGCAGCGGTGGATGTAAGCCAGAGGGTTGCCATCGAGGCTGCTGGCCCCATCATTGGCGACCGGTACATTGTGGTCAACGACACGGGAGGAACCGGTTGGGTGATAAATACCATCGTTGTGTGGAACGGGACCGGATGGACCCAGACCAGCATTGTCAACGGCCAAATCGCCCAGACGGCCATTGGAGACCTTTGGACAACCCTTGATGGCATTCAGCCCGGGCTGTTGTACCCCACGGTCACCATGACCTTCTTTGCCCCCGGCCAGTACATCTTCCAGAGCGACTACCCGCAGGTGTCTCAGTTCGCTGGCCGTACTGCGATGGTGGAGATCCTGACCCCCGGAGGATGGGTGATGCTCTTCCAAGGCCCGGAGGCAGCCCTTGCATCCCCGCAGGTGTACAGCATGAGCGGGTTCAGCTTTACTTCCGTAAGGGTAACTTATGTGCTCGGCGACTGCTCTTGGACCAGCGAGAATGGAAACATCGAGCCACCGGGCTGCGTGTTCCCCGGCGCCCATGACTGTGATGCACACGATATTGACTCTCATTTCTAGGCCATGCCAACATACAACGACCAACTCAACAACGTGAACGCTCTGACCAACTCGTTGGTCTTTGAGAACAACACCCGCGCCATCACCGGCACCAACCACAACCTTCAGGAGCTGGGCCAAAACCAGTCCTGCTATGACAACCTCGTAGCCTACGACAACTACGCTTACAAGGTGGTGCGTACCTACGCCACGGATGCAGAGAACGGCCAGTCGTTGCGGGATGCTTACGCGGATGCCATCACCCAGACCCCGGGAGGCAACCCGCTGTCCGCAACCAATCGCTTTGCCCTGCTCATCCCACCCGGCACCTACGCCCTTGGCGCTACGGGTCTCGATGTGAATACGGAGTTCGTTGACCTCATTGGCCTTGGCAAGCCGGAGGAGACGATCATCACCTCGGTGAGCAACACGGCCACCGGCCTTGGAACCATCATCCAGACCGCTGATGACGTCCGGTACAAGAACATTCAGATCCAGAACACGGCCATCACTTACGTGGTCGGCGACGACTCCGACGACAGCGGGTATGCCCCACAGGGCACATTCGCCAACACGGTGATGGAGGACGTGATCTTCTTGAACCCCGAAGACTTGGTGACCTTTGTGGGGGCGCCATTTATGCGACCCCTTCAGAGCTATGCCGGAACCTACGTGCGCTGCAAGGGCATTGACGTCAATGGCGTCAGTGTGATGTTTGGCGGAGCACAGGGAAAGTTCGTTGACTGCGAAGCCGAGTCGGTTTCTGGCTTTGGCGTTGGTCTTCCCGCCACCGGCACATTCATTAACTGTAGCGCGGTATCTGGGTTTGGTTTGGGAGGAGACGCAACGGGAACCTTTACGCGGTGCAGTGTTATTAGCAGTGGCTTTGGTAGTGGCACAGGGCTTAACGTAAGCGGGACCTTTAGGGACTGCATCTCTATTGGGGCTCAGTCCTTTGGATACGGAAGCACTGCAACTGGCGAGTTCTACAACTGTCGCTCTGGCGCCCTTTCGTTTGGAAGCTCTTCATCTGCTGCGGTGTATGAGAACTGCGTTGCAGGTCTGCAAAGTTTTAGCTTTCTTACCGGGGCAACCCTTGCTGGAACTTACAACAACTGCACCGCTGGCAACCAATCCTTTGGCGGTGCTGACGGCTCCGTACTTAGCGGAACTTTCAACAACTGCAATGCTGGAAGCAATTCATTCGGCTTTACTACTGTTTTTGAGGGCGCAGGCGTGATTCTTAGCGGAGCGTTCAATCACTGCACCGCTGGTGTTGGCAGCTTTGGAAACGGCGACCTCCTTCAGCTTAGTGGAACATTCAACTTCTGTGAGGCTGGAGACAGCAGCTTTGGAAGCATTGTCCCGTCTGCGGTGGTGGGCGTAACATCGACCGGCCCCTCTATGAGCGGCACATTCAATAGCTGTATTGCTGGTATCCGCAGCTTCGGGTCATCCGTTGATAGCCGCGCAATCGTAGATATGACTGGCAAGTTCTATCATTGCACCGCTGGAGACAATAGCTATGGTCACATTTCTCGGATGTTGGCGGGCGCTGAGTTCTATGACTGCGTGGGTGGTGATGGTTCGTGGCGGGCGCAGAAGCAGTTTGGTCAGGCCAGTGGATTGTACGTCAACTGCACCGGCGGTAGTTCGGCTTTTAATATGCAGACCGCGCCCACTGCAAAGTTCATCAACTGCAACGGCGGCATTAGAAGCTTCTGTGATGGCATGAACACCGGGGAGCCGTTGACCCTCTCTGGAACATACATTAACTGCACCGCCGGTGACGACAGCTTTGGCAAGGTTCCATCCGGGCCAGCAGAAACCATTACACTTAACGGCATCTGGGAAAACTGCACCGCTGGTAATAGGTCGTTTGGATCATCAACTGGTAACCTAACGGAGGTGCTGTGTTCTGGCACGTTCATCAACTGCTCTGCCGGGGACGACAGCTTCGCAAGCAATGGACCGAGCGGTGGTGCTGCGCGGGCCGACGCATCGGGGTACTTTGAGAACTGCCGCGCTGGGTTCCGTTCATTCGGCGGAACTGCATTCGGTAAAAAGTCCGGGCGCTTTGTACGCTGCACACTCGTAGACCGTGACGGCACAATCGGCGCGGAGTCAGACCTCGGCCCCCTTGTTGACGGAGGCATCATGCAGGATTGCACTTGGATTATGAGGGACGCCTCGTCCAACGCTCTGATTGTTGAGACAGGAGCCAAGGTGTTCGGTGGCATATACAAGGCCGGAGCATCAGCAACCGAGTCAATTGTTTCTGTCGGAGCGGCAACGGTTTCCATTGCCAACATCCTGACCAACGTTGCTCTAGCTGGCACCATCACCAACAACATCACCTCACCCAACGTAATCGTTGATTCCGACATCTGATGAGCGCGCGTTTTGAAGACCTTATCGAACTTGCTGGACTGAACGTGGCCAGTGGACTGTTCATGCTTGCCACCTTCCGGTGGGATGTGCTCATCCCGCCCCCCGAAAGGCTGGTGGAGTGGGCCGTTGGCCTGACCGTTGGACTGACCATTATCATCTTGAACATTGCCAAGTTGATTAAGCTATACGTAGACACTAGACGCAAGTAATGGAGAGCATCAAGGAGTTTTGGTTCTGGCACAAGGAGAACATCCTCCTTACGATGGCCGCTGGGGTTGTGTTTGCAATTGCTTACGAGGTTACGGCCATCGCCATCAGGCGTATATTTGGTAAGAAATGAGCATCATGCCTCTGGTCAGGGGGGCGGCATTCCGCTTCATGTTGCGACCGGCGGCGGTGATGACCAGCGTTGGCTCCTTTGGGTCCTATGGCTCGGAGATGCACGACCTGAGAGGGAAGCTACCCATCCACTCAACGAAAGTGTACCCCACACGGGACATCAGCGAAGTGAAGGGGATTGTATTCCACCACACTGCAACAAGGGCGCAGACCCTAAAGAGCATCAGTGACTTCCATGTCAATGGCCGTGGATGGCCAGCCATCGCCTACCACATAGCCATTGGCTACGACGGGAAGGTTTACCTGCTGCACGACCTTACAACCGCATCGTATCACACCGCTGGCCGCAACAGGGGAAATATTGGGATAGCCCTTGTGGGTAACTACCAAGACAGGGAGATGACCCCCGAGATGAAGGCGTCGGTACTGATGGTGCTGGAGTGGATCGAGTCCGACATTAACATACAACACATTTGGCTGCACAGGGACGCTGGGAAAACCGAATGCCCCGGCAGGTATGCAATCGAATATCTGGAGCCACTTCAATTCGGACCTAACCCCTGATCAGATGAAAAGCAGGCAGACGTTGGCTGGGAAGATAGTGGTGGAGATGCTGAAGGAGCATCCAGATAAGCCGCTAATGACGCTGGCAAAGCTGGCTCAAAAGCTTCACCCTGAAATGTTTCTGAGCTTGGAGGCCACGCGAAAGATGTTCAGGACGTATGCAGGGAGCGCAGGAATCAACAGGGTGAATGCTGATAGGCATGGGACCCGTCGCGAAAAGGGCGTCTCTGGCAAAGACCCTTGGTCTGCCCTCATGCCTGAATCGTGGATGGATGGCCCCAAGGACTGGAAGATGCCGTTGTCCATACGCAAGGTCTTGGTGCTGTCGGACATCCACGTCCCGTACCACGACATCTCTGCGCTGAAGATGGCCATCACCCATGGCATCGAGCAGAAGCCTGACGCCATCCTGCTCAACGGGGACACGCTGGACTTCTACTCCATATCCGACCACCAGAAAGACCCACGCAAGGTGGACTGGCCCGGGGAGATAGAGGCGGGGAAGCAGTTAATGAAGATGATGCGTAAGGCGTTCCCCAACGTGCCCATCTACTTCAAGAGCGGCAACCATGAATACCGACTGGAGCGACACCTGATGAAGTACGCCGAGCTTCTGCTTGGCATGAAGGAGTTTGAGCTCCCCACGCTGATGGGCTTCGGGGAGTTTGGCGTTGAGCACATTGCCAACAAGACCAACATCATCGCTGGCAAGCTGAACATCATCCACGGGGATGAGTACCGTGGCTCCGGTGGGGTTAACCCAGCACGATGGCTGTCGCTCAGGACAGGGGAGCCAACAATGTGCGGACACTTCCACAGGACATCCACCCACCTTGACCGCACCATCCGCAACCAAGTGAGGGGGTGGTGGTCTACCGGCTGTCTGTCTGAGCTGTCCCCAGAGTACCTGCCATACAACCAGTGGAACCACGGGTTCGCAATGGTTTATATCAACCCCGACGATACATTTGAGGTGGAGAATTTAACCATCGTAGACGGGGCGGTTCGGTAGTAAATTAGCAGCGCGATGATCCAAGTTCTAGAGGAAAGCAAGATCATCTTCGTCCGTGGGGTTCGCTCCATGGCTGCAATTGAACAGGCGGTCCTTGAGGCCACTGGAAAGAAAAGGTGGATCAGCAGGGGCGAGTGGAATATCGTAGGATTGGCAGACGAGTCAAGTCATGGGTTGTCAACTGGTATGCCCTACTCACCGGTTGATGACGGTAGGCCAGTAGTAGGATTCAAAAGAAAATGACAGACCGACCATTCAGACCCGGAGAGCGAGTAACTGCGTTGGTGAACGGAGAACACGCTCACCTTGTGTTCTCGCTGGAGACCGAAGAAAAGGGGGACCGCAGGGACCACTGCTGGAGATACGACCTACCGAACTTCCCGATCGTCCCCAAGAGCTACAGGGTGGAGCCCATTGAGATAGTAAAACTAAAGAGCAGGTCACCAGACCCAGCAACACTGACCAAATGAACAAGAAGACCATTATCTATGTAGGCATCTGCGCTGCCATGCTCTGCGCTGGCATTGTCATTGGGTATCTCATCCACCCCAAGCCTGACCCAAGCATTGACTTGCAGCACGAGGAGGAGAAGCGCGTCCTGCGCGAAGAGGCACAGGCGTGGATGGACATCGCCAACCAGCACAACGTGCGCGTTGACACCATCGTTGTCGAGCGCGAGAAACTCAAAACCATTAAACAATATGAAAAGGGTCTTGTTAATGCTTCTATTGATAGCATCCAGCAGTTGCTCCTTACTCGGCCAACAGTCGAGTAGTGTAGACGTCCGCTGGAGGCTTATTGGCGATAACGCCCTTGTCCCCGTAAGGGACCTGATCACCATTGCCGCCCATCGTCTCTATCTGGAGGACAGGGCCGGGTCGTTCAAGGCGGAGGCTATTGAGCGCGGGAAGGAGAGCTTCGCCCTGCGGCAGATCATTGACAAGAAAAATGACGAGGTCAAGCTCCTTGACGAGCAGCTCACTCGCTTGAGGGGAGAGCTTAGTATGATGGACGACATGCTTGTAGCTTGCGAGGAGAGGGAGAGCAAGCTTCGCCCTTGGTCCACGATCGGAAAGGTCGGAACGGTTACGGTGTCGCTGGCGGTCCTTGGAATTGTGGCCGAACGAATCATCAACTCGGCAAATCCATGAGGCCGTTTCTGAACTTGTGGCTTGCCATCGCATACGCTTTGATCATGCTGTCACCGCCACTGCTTGTATCGGTGATAGAGAGGCCCGAGAACAACTACTCACGCTGGTGGTACTTGAGTATTTTTGTAGTAGCGATCTACGTCACGCTCTTGCGATACATCCAATACAATAGAAAATGATCATCTCCATCATACTTATCATCTTGTACGCACTGTGGGAATCGAAGCGCGACTTTGATGACATCGAGGCGGACGTTACGATAAACAAGGTGGAACGGTGGTCAGGCAGGGCGCTTGTCGGCGGGGCGATAGGTCTTGTGCTTTGGGGTCCGTTACGGCTTATTGTCGTGGCGTTCCTTTTCTCTCTCGTGCATCGCTACGACCTGAACCGACGCAGGGGCAGGAGCCCCTTCTACGTTGCCCCGTGGAGCAGCTTCTACGACCGGGCGTTCTATTCCATGACCAGCGGACGCTGGATCAGTAAGGAGGAGGCGCTTTTGATCCGAAGGAATTACATCCTTGGGGAATGCACGGAAGAAATCTACGAGGCGGGAAAGGCTGCATACGTAGTAGAATTAGCGACCATTTTACTTGTATCGGCGATTTGAAGATAACTTTGCACCATGACGCGGAATAACCAGATGTATTACAACATCCTTGAGGAGTACACGACTCCCTTGGGTGCTCAATTTGACTGGAGGATCGGCAACGACACCCTGACTGACGCTGGGTTCAGCCAAGCCCAAGCACAGGCAGCCTTCCAGTACTTCTGGGCAAGGTGGCAGGCCATCGGTGGGAACATCACCACCTTCATGGGCCTCACTTGTATGACCGCTGCCATCAGCGATGCCATCTGGTCTGGCCACGCTGCTGCTTACACGGCTACGTGTCAGAGCCGCGTGAACATCAACATCCCCGCCGGTCGTTACGAGATCAACTACCCACTCCCTCTTGCCTTCGGTATTTACACCGGTCAGGGGTCCAGCGAGTTCTTCACCAACGGCCCCGACTTCGGTGGCACGTTCGGTCAGGGCTCCACGTCCCTCCATCTGGATCAGGCTCGCTGGCTTGGATCCAATGATGACGCCATCTGGCAGAGCGGGACTTGGGGTGACGAGAACCTGTTCGGCTACAACGAGGCGTTCCAGTTGCTCAATATGCGCTTGGTGGGTAACAAGGCGTCTAACGTCTACAACCCACTGCTTCTGAAGTGCGGCGTACAGGTGTGGGACATGGGCAGCAATGCCTTCATCCACAACGTGTTCGCCGATGACTTTGAAGGGGCTGGATTCCACTTCGTTCGTGGTACTTACGTCAACGTGGGCCAGATCGCTTCCTTCAACAACAACCTCTGCGCCATCTGGCTTGAGGGTGGAGGACAGCACGTCTTCAACAGCGTGGAGAGCGACGAGTGCCCCGCTGTGTTCCGCGTGGAGGATGGCTATGGCCGTGTTGGCTCCACCAGCCTCCACTGCTCTTGGCTAAAGATTGAGACCGGTCCCGCCCCCAACCGACCCATTGGAAAGGGTACGATGGTGATGGACGCTCAGGCGTGGGTGCAGGCGCACTTCGATACCATTCAGTACGCTGCTGTCAACGGTGCCCCGCACTGTATGTTCCGCATCAACGCCGACTTCAACAACACAGGTACGCTGTCGAACTCCTGTCAGGTGAGCGTGAGCCAGTTTAACCTGTTTGGTCCCTGCTATGGCTTGCTGCACGACGTGTTCAACCGCAAGATGTGGATCAATGACGCGCTGTCCGGCCAGTTCAACAAGAACGGGTACTTCCGCACCCGCGTCAAGAACTTCCGCTGGACCAGTGAGCTTGGTGGCGCACTGATCTCGGACTTCTTCCAGCCCGTGCTGGTGACCAACATGGCCACCGGTCGTCTGGGTACGCTGGCTGTGGACAACAACACCGGTGCGTTCATCGGCGCATGGGACAACCAAGCTGGCACCCCTCCCTACACGATCGCTCCCCCAGCAGGAGAGGGCTCTGTCCCTCCCCCACCACCCCCCCCTCCGCCCATTGGCATCCCCACGAACATCGTGGTGTCGCTGAACCCGACCACTGTGGTGCTGGGGCAGACCTCTCAGGCGTCTGTTGTTGTGACCGACCAGTTCGGCAACACCATCACCCCCGCCGGTACGTGGAGCATCGTCTCTGGCTCTGCTACCATCACCGGGGCAGGTGTAGTGACGGCACTGTCTGCCGGTGGCATCCTCGTGCAGTACTCTCAGGGCGCGGTAAGCGGCAGCAATACACTCACTGCAAACAACCCAGCCCCACAGCCCCCTGTTCCCACGACCATCAACGTGACGCTGTCAAGCAACACCATTCCATTCGGTGGAACGGTTCAGGCAACTGCGGTGGTGTTCGACCAGAACGGGGTCCCGATGTCGGCCAGCGGTACGTGGAGCATTGCCTCCGGACCCGCTACCATCTCGGGCACAGGTCTGGTGACCACTACGGCCCCCGGAAGTGTGGTGGTTCGGTACACGGTGAACGCCATCGTGGGGACTGCGAACCTGCTCGTGCAGAACACCCAGCCTCCTCCGCCTCCCCCGCCTCCCACTTCCCTGTACACCATTGACTTCACCGGCCAGAACGTGGTCGCGCTCCCCGGATGCGTGAACCTTGCCAGTGAGCCTTGGAAGGCAGGTCGGATCAATGGAGATGTTTACTCTACTGCCTTCACCGGCGGCACAGCCCTGAACACCATCCAGACCTTCGCCCCTGCCATCTTGGGTGTGAGGCGGATCGTGCTGAAGAACGCTGTGATCAGGGAGAACGTAGCGTTCCGATACTTGAACAGCGCGGTTCGCACCAACTCAACTCGTCAGTTCGTCCTTGCGTCCAACCAGAACACTGTGGTCGGCAGCTTCTCTGTCAATGCGGCGGCTACCGACATCACCATTGTGCTGCCATCTGCGGTCAACATAACGACGCTGTTCGGCGCAGGTGGTCAGGTGTTCAATACGCTGAATCTGACGTGTGAGGGGGTGGAGCTTTACGCCTTGTGAGCGGGGTAAACTTCATCCCAGAGGTTGTCGTACCTCTTGAAGAAGCCCCTCCACTTCTTTGACTCGCGCATCTCGCTCCCGTAGTTATGCCAACGGGAGTGGCAGTCCCCGCACTGCAAGACGATGTTGCGTTCGTCCAGCCTGTACTCTGGGTACTTGCCCTTGGGTAGCAGGTGGGAGAAGTTGATGGCCTTCCCCTCGTGGATATGCACACCACAGGTCAGGCACTTGGCGTTACCGTCAGCGGCATCCCATATCCTGCGGAACACTTCCTTCTCTCCTGTGGGCTTGCGCTTGGCAGGGAGGGTAGACGCCTTCCTTACCAGCCCCTTCTCCTTGAGCCTGTCAATGATGGCCGAGTCATCTCCTTTTATGATATCCAGTAGCTTATTGGACTTCTTCTTCAGCTTGGTCTTGCTCTTCAGTGGTGTCTTGCGTTTCAGCATATTTTCTTAAACTCACTTGTTGGTATGTCCACGACAGGCTCCACGTCCTGCCAATCTCCTCTGTCTACCCTCCCTCCCATTCGTATGCTGTGAACCTTCTTGACCTTGTGCCAGCCTACCATGTCGTTCCACTCCACGACCACAAGGAACGGCTTATCTGTGGCCCGCGCAAGTTCCATCCCGTGGATTATCTTGTTCAGCGACAGCATTAGGGTGGGGTACTTGTCTTTGTTGTTGTACCTCCGCTTACACTCGCACCACGCCACCACACCACCACGGAGCAACGCCCAGTCCACCCGATACTGTATGGGCAGCTTGACGTAGGTGGACTTCCATACCTCGGCTGCCTTTCGGATGGTCTGCTCCTCTGCCTTAAGGGAGTCGGGGTTCTCATAGGTTGGCCGCATCTGCAATGGCTTCTAGGCTTTCCGGCTTCATCCCAAAGACCCCATATCCTCCAAGAAATGGAAGCTCGTCATTGAACTTGGCACATGTCATCGTTACGCTTCCATCTTTTTGCTCATCGTATTGTTGCGGGATGTAGTAGTTGCCCAGTGTGGGGTCTTGGTCCTTCAACCGATACTTGCGATTGGGTGGAAACGCCTCGGCAACCTTGCGTACATTCTCTGGGCGCTCCGCGAGCCATTCGGCCCACATTTTATTTTGCTCTTCGGTCCAGTCGTTCATGTTCTTGTTGAAATGCACGGCCTTCGGCAGTGCTTGGTACGTTGGTGGTAATGCGAAAACTACCGACTAAGTTCCAGATGTTAAAGCATCAAGTATCCAAGGCATAGCGCACCCAATATCACAGACGCTCCGCGCATAAGAGCCTTAGCCGTCTTTGATTCAATAAGATTGGCGCACTCCCAAATGGCTCCGCACGCGAATGCGAGCCATAATACTTCGTTCGTGTGATTCATCTCAATCATTGCTTTTGGTTTTTAGGAGTTAGTGAACGGCTGGCCGCATCTGTTTGCTGTCGTTTGCTTTCGGATAGTTGCGTATATCCTACGTTGTACGCAATCTAATCCTCCATGCAATGAAGGATCATGTCTTCTTCAGACACTCGCCAGAATGAACCCGGATAGTTGTTCAGCGAGATGAAGCACTCGCCCTTGTACCTGTACCCGGCCCAGAAGCAGTCTTTAACATGCCCGCCAGTGCCTTCAAGCACGCCATTCAGCATCACATCAAGGCCCTCTTCTTGACTAATGCATTTGCCGTGTTCGCCTGTGAACTTTTCCATGTGTGTTAGTTTTTGAAAGTGAAAGACCGCGTACAATCCCGAAACGACCACAACCTGCGGACCGTTGTATGCAGGCGAAAAACTTTTGTAACACATTTGTCATCGAATGTGTTACAAAAGTTTGTTGCTGCATGAACCAAATCCCGAAACGACCACAACCTTCACCACGCACCTAGGCTATCAACATCTCGTATGACGATGACGGTCTTCTCGTCCTTGATGGTCTTGACCTTGTGCTGGAAGACCACGAGGGATGTGACGCAGTTGGGGTTGTCATCGGGAATAATCCCAGCTTCACGCATGGCATCGAGTGGTAGCTTACAGGCGGCGTAGACGTTGTCCAAGTCCATCGGCTGCTTGCAGTAGTAGCGGTTGAACTCCATCATGCAGGGGATGGGAGCCTTCAGCCCAACGCCAGCTTTCTTCATCCACCATATCCACTTCTCCTTCTCTTTCTTGTACTCGGAGAAGTGCATACGGATGAGGCCCTTGGAGCCATTGAGGCCGGGAGCCATGCGAGGGATTTCAATTGTTATCATGGTTAATCTTCTTTGGGTTCTTCAAATGTGAAGTACTCGTCAATCTCATCAATCACGGCAACGTCGATGAAGTTCTTGATAGTGTTCCCGTGCTTGTCAAGCCAGATTTTGACCGAATCTGGAATGTCAAGGTTATCTAACGTAATGGCCCACCCTCTGTGGACCCCCTTCTCCACGCAATCGGAAAGAACCAGATACTCGTTGGCTTTCATGGCTTGTAGTTTATGGCTTTCCAAAGGTCCTTCAAGGTCTTCATTGGCTGCATCTTGTCGTTCAGCTTCTTGTGGGTCCAGCCAGCGGTCTTGCTCCGACCACGGTCTGTCTCCCACAGCCAGTACTCTATCCAGTCACCATCGTCGCCGACGGCTTCCTTTAGCATTTCAATGTACGCCCTGACCATGGGCCAGCCGAAGGAGACGGATGGCTTGTAACAGTCCGCAGCCAACTCTGCGTGGATGAAGTCAGCCACGCGGTCTTGAGAGTCGAAGAACTCGTGGAGCACTTTCATGCGCTCCTTGAAGGTTTTGAAGTTCATGGTTTTGAAGGTTGCGTTAGCGCACTAATTACGGCGTTCCATTCTTGGGTGTCGCACTCCCATTCTCCGGGCTTCCCGCCCCATTTTTCTTCGTACTCATTGATTTCCTTCACGATGAGATCCTTGGTCTGCTGGCTCAACGTGTTGCGCTTGGATATCACGTACTGCGCGACCTGTCCTACTGCGTAGCTGCGCCTTCCAAGAGCATAGCGGAACGCATAGAATATGATGCTCTCTTCGTCGCTCATTTGCTAATATTGGTTATACAGTTAATATACGTAAATAATAGTATTGCTAAACCTGCACCAAACTGTCCTCCTTTCGGACAGCACTCGGTTTCTCTTACAATTGCATCGATGATTAGAACAATTGCAATCACGCAAAAGCAGATCGTTGTCATTAGGTTGATATTGCGGTGGAGCTTCATGGTTCGGTTGGTTTGAACCCGGCAGCTTCGGCGGCGTCATTTGCCGCCATCCAAGAGGCACGATGCGAATGCCAATGTGAACGCCTTACATCGTTTTCAATGAAAGGTTCGTTCACTTCTATCAGTGCAGCCATTGCATTTCCCTCGTGGATTAGGCGCTGTATCAGTTCGGCGTCCTTGGCGCGGGCGTCTTCGTAGATGTCTCTGACTTGTTCAGGAGTATGCGTATCCTTAACATATCCAAGATCGGCATCACTCAGCAGCGGCTCTCGTTTCGTGTTGCTCATCGTATCTCACCCGTGTAATCGCGATGCGACTGCCATACCAACACCGTCTCGATGGCTCCGACCATTGCCACGGCTACCCATCCACCATCGGCACCGGTATCCCCTGCGATTAACAGGGCGATGCACGCGGCTTGGATTATTCCGAACACGGGCCATGACGTGAGGCCGAATCCATTCGGGCGGGTCAGGTATTGAAAGAAGGTTTCGCGCTTGGGTTGTGGTTGTTTGCTCATGTTTTTAAGGATTGAAAATGTGCTGCGCCAATCATTTCAGCGCACAGTGCGTGCGGAATCTTGCTACGGTCGTGCGCTCCCTTCAGCCCCTGCGTACCTGTCCTTGCTCCGCGTGGTGCGGATTCATGGCATGGGTCTCCGTTCTTGCACATAGGCCGTGGCACCCACTCCGTGCAATTGGTCCAAATGTCCGTGGGCTTCATCCGTGTGTCGCCGTACTGGCAGTAGGTGACCGTGTGGCGGATTGGCAGCTTCTGCATCTCTGGCATCTTTCGCATTAGTCCGCGAGGATTCTCGATGTACCAGACTTTTGGAGTACACGCTTCGATAATCTCCAGCGTCCTGTGCATCAGCGCCAAGCCTATCAACGCACCTTGCGTCTTTGGGATGTATGCGCCCTTACCCCCTGTCCAATGGTGCCCGATGCTGGCAACGCTAAAGGATGTGCAAGGCGGAGATGCGTGGATAATGTCCGGAGCCATTGCCACCCAGTAGTCAATCGGGATGGCGAGGATGTTGCCGACCGTGTCAATGCGTCCAAAGTCTATCAGGTCTGTGGAGTGGACATCCATACCCTGCTCCTCCGCTGCCCTGCCCATTGACCTACTTCCTGCAAACAGTTCAAGTAGATTCATCGCGTCTGCTTGTAGTTGCGGTAAGACATCCCGACCAGCACCGCCTGAATCGCTGCCGCCATGATGAACGCCACCCATCCAGCTTCGTTGATGGTCGCCACTCCTGCTGATACCATAGCAATCACCATTGACTGAATCAAAGCGAACGCCACCCATGACATGCCACCGAATCCAGTCGGGCGGGTCAGGTACTGGAAGAATGTTTCGCGCTTGGGTTGTGGTTGTTTGCTCATCGCACAAAAGTACGAACTATTTCTTACCAATATGCTACATAGTGGTATAAAATTATTCGCACACCACGCAACGACCGGCTAGGGCTAGTACTCCAAGTACTTCTCAATGCCCACCTTCTTGGGCTTGATGAAGGTCACGCTACCCAGCGGCAGCCTCTTCTCAAAGATGACCTTCTCCATGAAGGTGTACTTCGCTGAGATGTGTATCCACTCCCCGTGCAGCCAGACCGTGTCCATCCAGTAGTAGATCAGGTAGTCGCCCGGCAGCAAGTACGTGGTGGTTGACACCCTGAACACATGGCTTACGGACTTGCTCCAATTGTCGATGTTGCGGACGGTCAGGGTGCACCTCTTGGCGGAGTCCCCTTGTATGATCCTGCTACGCAAAAGACCCTGACAATTAGCTGTCAATGACAGGGCAAACGCCGTGAGTATCAATAGGTTACGCACCTCGCAAAGGTACGACCAATAGGCTGCTGAATCATCTACGAACCCGCAATTGGTTCGGGAAGATTACACCTGTCGCATGGAACGTATCCGTTGTTCTTTACAGGCTTGCCGAACGGACCAGACTCTATGGGCCTACGCATCCCACACCTCCAATACGACTCGTATAGGCCGTGACCGTAGCAGTAGACGCACTTACTCGATCTTCGTTTGGTTCGGGTCTTTGTGGGGGTCATACTTGGTCTTCTTTTTCTTCTTGCCGATGGCATCTATCTCGCCCATGGCGCCCTCGATGTCCTTTGACATCAGAACGATCCTCTGGAGGTCCTTGGCGGTCTTCTTGCCCTCAACAATGGAGATGATTCCCTTGGACATCCATGCTTCCATGTGTCCGTCCTGTCCCTGCCAGATGTTGTAGCCGAGGTAGTTGGTGATGTACTTCATTTTCTTGCTGGTCCTATGATTGCGTTCTCCATGTCCAAGTCAAACAGTTCAATGCAGGTGGCTACCACTGGCAGCGCCAAGAACCTGTCAAGGTCTGTCTCCTTCTCTTCTTCTACCGCCTGCGGCTCTGTCACGGCCACGGGCGGGGGGAATATATCCACGTTCATCTCTTTGATGACGTTGACGGGCAGAAGCAGGTCTGCTATGTCCTCTCCCTTTGGTGCCCCCAAGCACTCGATGATGTCCGAGACGTGGCAACTCTTAGCCACGATGTCGATGTTCATGGCATAGGAACACCAGTCCTCGTAACACCCGCTGTCGGGGAACAGGGTCACATCCCTACCGGCCAGCACTTGACTGCGCTCTGCGCTGATCATGTTGGCACCGCCCGTGGCAATCCATACGTGGGACGGGTACAGCACAGAGCAGATGAGCGCGGACTTCTCGCTCTCCACGATGGCAACGGGGTCGTTGGGCCTCTTGCCTAAAAGATGGGTTCCGAAGTAGACCTGAGCGCACCCTATCTCTTCCATTGGCTTTTTGGTGACCACCGTGTGCATCCACATGGCCTTGAGCTCCTTCACCCGCTTGCCATCCTCTCCGTACTGGATGACCTTGCCGCTACGCTCAACGCCATCAGACCCAACCTGCCAGTAGACCATAGCCCCACCGTACTGTGGGTAGTTCTCACCCTTGGGAAATGTTCCGCATCGGTACTCACGCAGCGCGTCAGTACCACCAAGCAGGGACTTGAACCAGTGTGCAAACCTGTTGCCCTTGCTGTGCTTGGTCGCCTCCACGACCCTCGACGGGCATCGCCAGTCGGTCCTGCGTGGGGGCGGGGGTGGGGTGTATCTCGTCTCTTGGCGTTCCATTCGTGGGTATCTGAAGTAGTTGCAGTTGTTGCGGCGGTCGCATATCCCATATTCGCTCGGGGCTGGGTTACCCTCCTCGTCCATGTAGCCACGGAACACCTTGCCGTGTCCACAGGAGGGGCAGGTGGTCTTCTTGCCCCTGTGGTCAAGGAAATACTTCATTGCGTATCTGTCGTTCGCTGAGTTCGACGGTGTAGGTCTTCATAGCTTGTACAGGATGTACAGGGCGGCAACCGCCACCGCTGCGTTGATGATAGAGATCTCTGCCTTGCCACGCCCCTTGTAGATGACGATGGCCATGTTAAGGCACTGGAGGAAGAACACAAGGCCGGTGATGGCAGCCAAGGTCCACAGGATGATGTTGATCAGGGTCTCCATTGGTTGTTGCTTTCAAGGTGTTTCTTTTTGCGGAGTTTAGCAAGCCTTTTCTCCGCAACGGCTTCGTTGTCTGCGTGGGTGAACAGGATCAGCTGCAACAACTGCGCACAGTCCACCTTCTCGCACAGCGGGATCCCTTGTATGTCCATGTCGGGGGTAAGGCTCTTGGTGGCTTCATTGCCACAGATGTAGCAGTTCATTACTTACAGGTGTAAACTTGGTTCATGGCCCTGAGGTCGGTGGGCCAGTCGTTATTGGTAAAACTTTCTTCGATGAAGAGGAGTTCATTGGTGGGCACGATGACAAGCAGGTTGTTTTCGGTGCGGATGAACATGAACTCCTTGCTCTGTTCGGGGTAGTCGCTGAACCCGTCCCCAAAGGGAATGGCCGTGAAAAGGTACAGACCGTTGGAGTTGTCTGCAAGAATTACCTGAAGCCCGCTCAAGTAGTCGTAGCAGTGCAGGGAGAACTGCCTCCCATAGCAGTTCCATACCTGTGCATCGGTGACGAACCACCCGTCTTCGGGAATGATGGGGTCAGGACTGAACGCAATGGCGTTGGGTGGCAGGTTGCGGTACACCGCCCCGCACTCAAGCATTACGTGGCATCCCCATGCCCTGCCCGGGTGGGAGTTGAGTCCGAACCATACCGCTCGTTCAAAGCCCTTTGCTTCGTTGCGGATGTAGGAGGAGTCCACCCATACGTACTGGTGGGTCGGCAACGACCCGCTTGCTGTGTAGATCATGTTGGTCTTTGGATGTTTTTGAGGTTTGAGAGTCCATTGTCAGGCTCCGGCTCTTCCATGAGGAGTTCAATGATCCTGTTCGCTGTCTTCTTGCGGACGATCCTTTGGTCTATGAGCCTGAAGATGTATCCTATCTGGGCGTCAGACGCCTCCTCGTTGGGGTCACCCCTGTACATTGGGCGAAGATACAAACTTCTTTTTACTAAAATGGATTTTCTTCCCCGCTGCTACGCGTTGCTTTGAACCCCGCGTGTGAGATGCGCTGCGTGGGTCCATGCAGGGTCAGGGGTTCGCAGAAGAACCTGCCCTTTCTGTTCTTCACCGCCTCGCAGATGATGGTCTTCTCAGGTGAGTAGATGTCGTCGGTCTGCTGCGGGGTGATGATGACCACCGTGTGTGCGTCATGGCCTATCTGCCCGGAG